CTTTTTGTTGATAGTGTACGATTTCTCGTGAAAATGGCCCCTATATACCCAAAATAGGGAAAATATTTTTCTGACGGTTCTTACAACACCTGTGGGAATGCGAATGTGCATAGAAAAAAAAGAACGGTGGGCGGGTAGAGAATAAGTCGGAGCGAAGCGGGGGCATGCACGAGTTTTCCACAGGTTTTTCCACAGGCTGCAACACTTTCAGACAGCGTACGAATCCCTGAGATCCCTTCGCGCGCAAGGCTTTTCGGCTACGCGTCACTGCGGGAGATACAGAACAGTTCATCGAGAAGCTCGAGGTAATTGTCACTGTTTCAACACAAGCAAGACAGAAGAGTTAGCAATAGATCCAAGGGTCATTCGTCAAGCTGGACGTTAAACGCAGCCGTTACTTCTGCGCACGTCAGTCGCAGATCAAGAGGATCAATCATGATCATCTACTTCACCCTGACTACAGACACTGCTGTGTATCAGTTCCAGGTGAACAAGGAGGAGAACTTGGTGCGTGTCACCAAGCTTGTCCTCAAAGGCCAAGAGTGGGGCGAGTGGCATCGCTCCACACTTATGACCGTAGACGCAGGGCGCAAGCTCGTGCGTCAACTACAACAGACCAGGTGAGTTATAGCTCCCAAGCCAGGTGCAATGCCTGGCTCTGGTCATTGCCACAATCCAGTGGCATCTACTACCTAACACCATGGGTTTCCGTACATCCCTCGGACGTGCATTCTCTGCAGCTACTCAGGCTGCATCACAAGAGTGGCACGAGTCTCAGCTTGATCGTCGCATCACAGGCGACGTCATCCGTTACAACGACCGTCGTATTACTGGCGACTACGCGCCAATCAACCAACGTAACAACTCCCGCGTTACTTATAGCGGGCGCTGATCCGTAAGCGGACAGGGAGGTGCAAGTCCTCCCATCAGCATTGCCACACTCAGTGGCATCTACACCACACCATACAATGGACTACACCGTCAACATCATCGAGCGTAACGGCGAGTACTTCCTCCAAGAAGTTTTTGCTGTCACTGATTTCCAGTACGTGGAACAGGTGACTGCAGGTCCGTTCAAAACTCGATGGGAAGCAGACGTTAAGCGCTCATGGTTATACCCAGGTTATCAAGGACTAACCGATGAGCATTGCTGTCTGCAGCACTGAGTACCAAGCGTGATGCCGGGGGATCGAATCCCCCTACTCAGCATTGCCACACTCAGTGGCATCTACTTCACACCAACCATGACCGAACACATCGCATCTATTGTCATTGCCGCGGCCACAATCATGGGCATTGGTACTCAGGTCACCGTCCATCAATTGGATAAGGCGACCGCAAAGCAATGCATCAATCATGAGTGGCCAGTAGAAGCACATGACATCCACCTTGCGTGGTGCGCAGCTAACAACTATCCAACCAACTGATCCGTCTAAGCGGGTGACCAGGTGCAAACTCTGGTCCAGTTATTGCCACAATCCCGTGGCATTTACTCAACTCAACACCATGTATTACATCGTGATTGACGGCGTGCAGCATGGCTTCTCCTTCCAATGGGAAGAAGCTCTTATCGAAGCTGCACAACAAGACTTCCAACTTAATTCACCAGAGTTAAACGACGGCATCCAAGGCACGCATGACGTGCAGATCATGTCCTTCCAGGAGATGATGGAGGCCGACGACGTTGTGATGGTCATCTGACCAGGCGTGAGCCGGGGGATCAAATCCCCCACACAACAATTGCCACAATCCCGTGGCATCTACTACACAACACCATGCTGATCTACCAGCCTCAGTTCGATACTCGTCATCGCGTCATCTGGAATGGAGGTGAAAGCTCTATGCTTCACTTCCAGAAGATCAAAGATGGCGAATGGAAAGATCTTGATTCCATGACATTCATGTCAGGTATACCGACAGGTACCAAGGAGCTTTACTACGAGATGCGCGAGTATTACAACTACTCCATGACCATGCTCCAGGACATCATGTATGCAGTAGCATTCTGATCCCTGCACTTAACCCTTCCGTTGTGGTATGCATGTACTACGACGGTGGGTTTACTGCAGGACTCAACATCCTGCTCATCAACACCACAGTATTCTCATGTTCAGCTCCACAATCATTGGCTATGTCACCGACCTCAAGGTGCTCAAGTCCAGGGAAGACGATAGTTATTTTCTAGCAGTAAGTATTGCAGTCAACGATCCATTCGGTGGTTCGTGCCGCTTGCGGTTTACGAACAGCAATGGGTTACTTGCTGCATACAACAAGGGCACCTTGGTGACAGGCCATCAGCTCATTCTCACGCAGTGGAATGTACGCATCAGCACAATCAAGACGCACTACCAGAAGGATGGACAACTAGTGACACTCAAGTACCCTGAGATCAAACTCACAGGTGTACGTGCCACTATCGGTGCAGCACCCAAGCCTAAAGCTATTGCTACACCATCTCAACCTGAGGAAGAAGACTACCTGGACTTCTGACACACCATCTAAATCCAACTAACAACTCATGTCCAACTCATTCAAAGACTCCTGTGTTGCTCTTGTCATTGGCATTGGTAGTGGCTTACTCCTATCTACTGGAGTACAGAAGCTACTCAACCAACACTACGAAGAGCACTGCAACGCAAGACCAAACCACAACCTTGTACGTACACAAGGATTCCTAGGGGACACGTACTACTGCATCCACAGTAAGTACCTGTAATCTGCACATAACTCTCCCGGTAGTACACATGTATTGCCGGTGAGTTTTCTGCAGGTCACACCTGCACTACACCACACGACACCAACTGGAGACCATGACTCCTAAAGCTGTTGAACAACTGCTGACCCAAGACGCACGTCTATTGGCTCGCAGAGACTCCCCTGCCATTGACCAAGAGATTGAAGAACAGCGTCAAGCTGCACTACAACTCTTCTTCCAATGGCAAGATGGGTTAGCCCAGTTCCAAGACCTAGTCCCATTCTGCGTGGTACTCCAACACAAAGTAGATCTCAACAGGGATCTGCTCCGTTGGGAACGCAGGCATGAGGACTGACTCCTGATTGGAGGGGCTTCGGCCCTTCCCACCAGGACTCAACATCCTGGATTCCATTCCATTGCATTTAACATGGCACTACTAGTTGGCAAAGAAGAGCTTGACTCTGCACTTGCAGTGTTCAAGATCAATCACTACCACTTGGAGTTCGATGACAACACCGTCTATCTCCATTGGGTAGCGACAACATCCCAAGCTCGTGAGTACATCGATGCATTCCTTGAGTGTCTCGATGTACTAATTGACGAGCGATGGGTAGATACCTACGGTTCGCACGAACGAGGTAACTTTGTTCAGCTACCAGATGAAGACTACATTTGCTGTCGCTATATCCTGGAGACCGTTTGACATGAAGACGATCTATCGCATGCGTAACGGTTTCATCCACCTCGATTCTTATGGTGAGATTCATAAGTCTCACCATCTACTGAAAGCTGTGGTGGCGGCACTCATACTTGCGGCTAGCATTAGCACCATCGCAGCACTAGCCAGTAAGTACACGACGCTTGGCCCACAGCTCATCAAGGCTGACAAGCCTTACGTCTTAGGTTACTGACCTACAAACCCTGGGCTTTCCTCCATGAGGATATAAGTCCCAGTTACCCAACCAACTCATCAATCCCCATGCGCAATCGAGTATCCATCGTCAAGGAAGATCGGATCTGGCAACTCAGGTGCCAGGGATATGACTACGACTCAATCGGTAGCATTGTCAATTGTAATCCTCGTTACATGACAATTGTATTGCGTCGAGTGAGGCGTCGTCCTCCGATCGAGAAAGACCCAATCAAGCGTGGTCGTCGCAGTAATTTTCTCAGCGATAACCAAGTAGAAGATATTCGTATGCGCAAAGCACAAGGTGAGACTGCACTATCTATTGCTAAGGACTATCACATTGGTGAGTCAGCGATCTGTAAGATTGCTAACAACGTAACGTATAAGGAACCTGCATACGACAGCGGCTACAAATATAACTTTACTAATCGTCTCACTCGTTAACAACACTAGGCATCCACACACAATGTGTGGTGTAAGTCCTAGTACAAACCTTACTTAACTCAACTCAAACCATGACAACACAACTAGCCGAGCACATCCAAGTACTTGAGGCTCGCATCAATTGCCTCATCGACAAACTCCTTGCTAGCTACGCTAAGCGTTATGGAGATGGCGGCATTACCTTTGACATTGTTAAAGGTACCAAGTACTACAAACTTATTCAACGTGACGTCAAGCGTTCAACCATTGACGGCAAGACTGGTGCATCAGTCCATGCATTTATTGATCGTCAATCTGGTTCTGTCTACAAACCAGCAAGCTGGGCGTCACCAGCTAAGCACGTACGTTACAACCTCATGGACGACGTATCGTTTGCCACCTGCATCCAGGATGCAGATTGGTCGGGCTCATACCTTTACATGAAGTGACTAATACATGGGCGTCCACTATTGAGAACCATTCGCAAGAGTGGTGTAAGTCCCATGCTCAACTATTCACCTACCTCAACTCAACATGGGCGCACTCATGGATCAGACTGAAGACAACAAGCGGTACCACCTCATCATCAACGTTGATGAGAAGTATGCAATCGTCAACGCACTAGCCTTCTATCATGCACATCACACACTGGGTGCATTGATGGATGAGGATGAGCGTGAACAATACATGCTCGCATTCCAAGAAGATGGTCCAATCTTTGTTGATTCCTTAGCAACAAAGGTGGCCAATACCTTCTGATCCCTGGGCAGCACCGACGTAAGTACGGTGTGTAAGTCCCAGGGTTTACTGTCCATCTACTCAGCTCATGCAATGACTGAACTCGATCCCAACTACAACGCTGACTTGCTTGATGCCATGGCTGACATGGCATATGAACAAGAGCAAGCCATGCGTGAAGAATACGAACTCAACCCACCTGAACTGGAGACCTACGATGACCAAGCCTAAGTACACACTGCGTCAAGCATGGGATGACGGTGACATCATCGTCATCCTGATCGCAATCATTTCAATCATCATCACGGAGTTTGCATCATGTCTTACATCTCAGAACTCAAGAAGTTCTACCCCAAGTCCTACAAAGCACGCTTCGCAATCAATGCTTACAACGTGCACAAGTACTTCGAGCACAAAGACCCAACGGTTGTCACGGTCCACGAAACCTACCTTAGGTACGGCGGACCCGAAGAAGGAGGTTGGTACTACACCCAAGGAGAACCGCTTGTCAGCCACTGCATCTTCTCCAAGAGGCAAGCGGTCCGAATCTACGTCAACTACTTCGAAGAGTACGAGATCGAAGGCCAGCCGTCTCTTGGAGATACAACAACTCGATCCAACATCGACATCAGTTTCTCCAACGAACTAGCTAAGGCTTACCCTGAATCCCGTCCGTACTACTGCTGATCAATGCAAGCAACTGCAACACCTGCACTCAGTATCAACCAGCGTAATTTATATCAGTATTACTTGAATCACAAGAAGAAGTATGGGAACACAGCATGCTTCGTACCTAAGCTTCCATCGCAAAGCTCAAGGCTTGAGCAATATCTCCAGGCCTTGGTGCGACTGGAAGAGTACGGATTGATACGTGTAGACAGAAGCAGTGCTAACTACACAGCATGGATCATGCTTGCACCAAAGGAACAATAAGCTACGTCACATAACACCAGCGTTATATCATTCGCTATTTGCGAATGGCGAATAGATTATCTCGAGTAATCAAAGTATTGGCATGTATTGGCAATTCTTTGTTGCCAGACAATATTAAGTATTAATACTTACCCATCCCTGGTATGTACCTCTGACTAGTGGGTATGTACCAGGGATATCCTTCATTCATATCTATATCTAGTACACACGTACCAAAGATATCTTCTCTTATACCAGGGAATAGTACACATGTACATGGGGAAGACGGGGGAAACCGTCAATACCATCTTATTCAACAGTGAATACAGTCTTATCTAACCCTCTATAGGGTTTCATACTCTTCTAGAAAGTTGTATGGATAAGCTGGTATTCATCCCTTAGACACCAGGTTTAATACACTTTTTTAACAACGTATGAAACCCTATATCTAAGATAATAAGACGGTATTCACCCTTCTATAACACGGTATTCATCCTTTTACCCATCCTCACCCAACCACAGACCTCACCTCAGGTCCAAACCTACGCATCTGATCTAGCATTCTTATCTCTGCTTGTTTGTTTTGCATTGGAATACTTTCATTCCGTATTACAGATGTCAAGAAGTCCATCACCTTTTCAGGTGGTGGCATGGAACCCTGTGCTTTCATGTACTCTTGCTTCCATCCCTCAAGGAATGGGCTACCACCAACTGCATACCTACCAGCAATTAACATAAGTACAAACTCAGATCTCATCTAAGTTTAAGCCTGGGCATCCACACATTTAGTGTGGTGTAAGTCCCAGGGCATCTCCACTTACTCACAGCAACCATGCTTGTTTCCAAACTGATTGATCAACTACTTAAAGCACAGAACAAATACGGAGACTTTGACATTTGCGTTTGCGATTCTTCCGAAGCAAACAATGTCGAATATATTACTGACGGAGTTGATTTTAACTTCCGTTTGTTCAACGAGAAAACTTATGAAGAATTACCTGGAATTAGTTTTGAAGAAGAAGAAGAAGAACAAGATGTTGAGCCTCAAAGTACTAAGTACTTTGGTGTAATCTTCCGTGACTACTAATTAATACCTGGGCATCCACAGGGTGTAAGTCCCAGGATTCACATCAACTTCACCTTCAACTTAACCATGGCAAACACCAAGTATCCAACAATTGACTGGACATCAAACGAATACCACAAGCTACAAGAGATTGTGGATCTACTTAAGGCAGTCCTTGAACGTGAGTCAAAGCGTTCATGTACTTGTCAACACTTGGTTCCAGGGGATGAAGATGTTCTATATGAAGTGATTGCAATGCTTGAGGAAAGGATCGACTACGATCCAACACCTCAGTATGACCCAAGCCTTGCAGGAATCTAACATCAGGTAGTACATAAGTACTGGCCGTGTATTAGTATCTCTGATGCATGGCCTTTACCTTGACTACCCTGGTAGACTGACCTAGTTAATCAACTCAATTCAAATGACATCCTCCAACACTCCTCGCATTCCCGACTCCCTTGACATGCAACGCCTGCAGGCCATGCAGCTTGTAGCAAAGATGAAGGAATCAGCCGAGAGACATGGCATTGGTTTCATTGGGGGCTTCATTGCTCCCAATGGAGAGAAATTTGTAATGACAAACATGGATGACGATGATGCCATGGCACTCATGCCGGAGGATCTCAAGTGACTAAGAAATCTCCCATTAGTTTTGATCGCACCATTCATGGTGTGAACATCACTGAACATGGTATCAAGTCAGTAAGTAAACAGATCAAGCTTGGTCCATTCCAACTGACTGTCAACGCCAGCCCCAATGGCGTCAAAGGATCAGTCAGTATCCCTGGCACAGGCTTGAGTATTCCAAACATTAAATTATTCTAAAGATCCTGGGCATCCTTACGGTGTAAGTCCCAGGTCCTGTCCACTAACGCAACTCAACTCATGTCTGCTTACGTCGACTATCTCAACATGTTTGATCGCATCAATCTTGCTGACTGCGCAAAGCGCAGAGCAAGTGCAAATGTTTTAGATGAAACACGATTCAATGGCGAGTACGACACAGCACGTCTGTGGATGAAGTACCGCCTCATCAAGACCACCCACCATTCCTACGTGGAGGACAACTGATGACAGTCCTTGCAATCGAAGATACTTACTTCACACAAACTCATGTCACAGTTACAGCAGTTGTTGACGACATGCGCCTGCTCTATCGGGCGACTCGCTTCGACCCTGAAGAGTGGGCTCCTGCATTGTGCACAACAACTATTGAGTTGGATCCAGAGGAACCGATTCCTCTTGACGAAGATGGCTTCTGCAGTTATCTTGATCAACTCGATCCTCTCTGGCAACTACTCGATCTGAGTGACTACGAATGATTGGCTTTTCACTTGAATTCAAACGCTGGTACTTTGTACTGCGTGGCCCCAAGGGTCGAGTGTACTTGGCAACTGGCTTTGCTAAATGCATGCCAGTTTTTGCGAATGGACGCAGTGTCAGTCTTCACGATATCATTAACGATGATGACGTGAAATACGGTACTTATTGCTGCGACCAACGCATTGGTCCATGGGAAGGTGATGAGACTGACGAAGAACTTTTGCGTCAGTTAAAAGAGATCCGCTAATCAACCGTCCTGGGCATGACGTTAAACTGCCTATACTCAACTCAACTCCAACCTCATCATGTATTTCCATCTCCCCTCCAGCCTGCAACAAGAACTCTTGGCTTATGATCCAAAGCTCAAGGCTTTGGTCAAAGAGCAAGAACCTAAGAAGTCTACGAAGAAAGCTAAGTATCCACTGGGTAATATCCCACATCTCATCCCTGAGAATGTGATACGTGCTGGCTATCAACAAGATGCGATTGATCGCATCAATGCATCAGGTGTATCTGAGCGTTATCACCGCTTTACCAAGGTAGTTGATATTGCTACACCACAAGCACGTACGATTACCATTGCAGTTCTCTATCACTTCGAGCAATGCTGGTATGCCGCATGGTTACCTGCCAAGGGAGAGGACTATCTCTATGGCTATGCCTTTGCATTCAAGAATACTGCTGCTGCAGCTAAAATGTTGCCTCGCCGTATTTGGGAAAGTAAAGATCAATGCACTGAACACACCATTGGTCGTGGCTCACAGACCTTTACATACTCACGTACTATAACCAAGGAAGATGTTATTGCTGGTAATGATGCACGCAACTGGCGTGCCATGGGTATTGCTAGTTATTATCAGAAGTCACGTGATATGAATGATGCAATCAATAGCTTTGAGAAAACTTTGATGGAAACATTTCCAACATGGGACGATTGTCGTTCTATGTTTGAGCGCATCAAATGTAATAACTTTCTTGATGCACTTGAGTTTCCATCTGCATTAACAAACTGCATTGAAGATCGTTCAGCGTTTAAGTTAACGGTTGATGGTATGGTCAACCTTGCTAATGCATGGACAGCTAAGAATAACTATGTATCTACAACCTACATAACCATACAGAATATTGAACACATTATTACTACACCTTCTATCAAGAAACAACTTCAACTTATGCTTGACAAATCTGTAGCTGAATACAATAACCCTGAGAACAATCAGCGCAAGGCAGTCAAGTATGGCTACAAAGAGTTTGAGCAAACGACAAACTCTATCTACTTCATTAATCGTGTATGGCCTGATTGCCCACTTGATCACTACCGTACATACTTTGAAGAACTGCGTATTGTTAATCTCAATCATCTACGTACCAATGATGCTTTGCTTACTTGGCTACGTGAGCACATGTCTGTTACATCATTCCTCAATATGATGCGCAAGCATGTTGAGAAAACAAATGAAGAGACTCGTCGGATCTCTTCTCTATCTGATCATGACTTTATTATCCATGCATGGTATGAGATGAATGACACATTCTCAATGCTAATGCGTATCTTTGAGAACGGCAAGACTATCGAAGCACCTAAACGTTGGCGCATGCCTGACTTCCATGATTATGTGCAAGCAGAAGCATGGAAGATAGCTAACAAGAAGGAATCATTGCACCAGGATTTATTCCCTACACCTGTCAAGGTCAACATGGGTGACAGTGACTGGACATTCCTCCAACCCATTGACACCCATCAGCTAGCGCAATGGGGCCAAGCTGTTCGTAACTGTGTTGGCTCTGCGTCCCAGTATGCAGAGGACATCAAGAAACGTAAGCACTTCATTGTGCTTTGTATGATTGATGGCAAGCCAACCTTCACCATCCAACTGGATGTATCCATGGGTGTGATGAATGTCAAGCAGATTGCTGGCGTCGGCAACCAGCGATTGGACGACGATCAGAAGGAGAAGTACTCCAATGCATTCAAACTGGCCTTGCAATTTCGCAATGATGAGCTAAGCTCTAAGAGCTGAAGCCACAGCAGGGGCATCCTATCCTCGTAAATGGGATGCCTCTTTACCTATGGACTACACCGATGATCAGCTCCTTGCCATGGCCATGGCTAACATTGGTGAATACATCACGGACAACTCACCACAGTACATCCTGATTGAAGACGATCCTCGTAATGAGGATGACTATGATAGCTGGACTTACGGAATGGAAGTCCTACCTCAAGACCACACTTGGCAGTCAGATTCAATTGACGTAAGTCCAAGTGAGGCCGACTAGCCCAACGGCAGAGGCAAGCGACTTAAAATCGCTACAGTCCCGGTTCGAATCCGAGGTCGGCTACCAACTCAACACATTACACCACAACAATGGACATCATTCGTTCGATCAAGTGCCTTATTCCTGAGTTTCATGCATTTAGTGCTGAAGACAGGGGCTATCACGTTGGTGCTACCTGGACTGACGACCAGGGGTTGCGTGACTATCACAACGTTGAACTCAAGTACACACGGAACTCAGAACGCCTAGCTCTCCAGGGTAAGCAACAGCCTGATGGCAGCTGGCTTTACATTGAACCCAATGGTCGTTGCCATGTCATGTCAGCAGAACGTGCTGCTCACTTCATGGCACAGGCACAAGCACAAGCTGCGATCCTAGAGCAAATGTTACAGAACATGAACACGGATGGAGGCGATGGAGTGGTAGACACCACTGCCATAACTGTGTAAGATCATCTAGCCAAGGACTACTCAGCCCCTGCGTAAGCGGGGGCCTTCCTTCATGACAAACGATTCTATTGATCTTGACCTTGTTGATCAAACGATTGCACTGATACCAGAGCAAGCATGGACTCAAGTGAGACAAGCAATTGTTACAGCCTTAGTTGATAACATGCCTGGCTTTGCACTTGAGAAGTTGACAGGTACTTATGATGGCTTCGATCGTGCAGAAGAAATTCTGTATGACTACTATCAACTTCCTGATTTAAAACAAGATCTTATTGTTGATGCATTCAAAATTATGGGTGCAATCAATTGTCTTGAACTACTCAGCTCATTGAATCTTACTGAAGATGAATTGCAGACAATGCAACAGCAGTAACACACGCGTTACTTGTACTGAACATCTAGGATCTGATGTAACCAAACGTTATTGTCGTTGTCTTGATTGTGGTTGCAAGTACCGTACTGTTGAACGGTATGAAGTTGCTAAACCAATTCCATTGAAAGCCTACAAACCTATTGGTACCAGGAATGGAAACTCTTTCTTGACTGATAATGATGTGTTGATGATTCGTCATCTACATCAGAAAGGATTGAGCAATGGTCAGATAGCAATACGCTATGACACTGCTCGCAGTACAATCTCACGTATTGTCAACTACAAAACTTACACCAACATCAAATGACACAACAACACCCCATCACCCCACCGTCGGAGCTGGTAGAGCAGTGGGCACATTTGACTGCCGATTGGAATACGGTTGCTCCCTTTATTGCCCAATGGGGCGCCGACCAAGAGCTAGAGGCGTGCTGTGAGTGGGTGGATTGGAAGTGGTCGGGAATCAAGAGCAGGGAACTCCGCGCCACACGCCGGCCCAAGCCACCGAGCTTGAAGGAGCAGGCGTTACAAGCACTTGCTGAAGCTGACGCTGGCCTAACAGAATTGGAGTGGCCTCAATGTTCCGACACCATCCGCCGCGCCCTTGAACAACTTCCCGACAACAACTAATTATTACAATGACAACCAAGCGACAGTTTGATTACAAGATTGGTGACCGTGTTGCTGAACGTCCCAAACCCCATGGGATCTACACAAACAACCAACAAACAAGAGAACGCATCTCTCAGTACAGGAGCCAGCGGTACGGTGAAGTGGTTGGCATCAACTACAAAAACAACTCACGTGGTGCTACCCAAAAGTTCTTGCTTGTTCGTTGGGATCATTTACCTAGCCCAACTGAACATGCCACTGCACGCATCTGTCCTGTGTCAGCACTAGAACGTCTGACCAAAGAAGTCCTTGTCCCTGGTGAATAACATGACACAAGAAAACCCAATTACTCCTTCGACTGAGTTGGTGCAGCAGTGGGTTGACACTTACTTTGGTGGCAAAATTTCACAGTCCAATTTTCATCTAGACCTTGCCACCCGCGCTGCCCAATGGGGTGCAGACCAGGAGCTGAAGGCGTGCTGTGATTGGCTTAGTGTTCCTTGCCCCAGTTACGGACGTGAACTTCGCAATGCTCGCCGCCCCGAGTTGCTAAGTTTAAAAGAAAGAGGATTGAAAGCTCTTCTGGAATGTTACAGATATATTCCAGATGATTTGTATGGTGAAATTACAGAAGCAATTGAATCTTTGCCTGATTGACATGACTGAAAATCACATTCAATTCCTTCGTGGTTGTTGCGCAACAATCCTTGCGTTTGCAGCTACTGGTTTAATCGCTGCAATCTTTTTGTCACCTGATCAACCTAAGAACAACTCTAAGTTTGAAGTCCTTGATCAGTACGAAGGTTGTTCAGTAATCCGTTACACTGATCCCACATCTCGCTGGCATTACTTCCTTAAGTGCTCATGAACGTACAACTTGTTTGGGCAACGCCCAATGCAGAAGAGATGATCACGCGCATGGCACGCGTCTCTGCACCCAAGAATCAAGACAACATGGATACCGCACCCAAGTTGTTGCGTTATCTGATTAAACATCAGCACTGGTCACCGTACGAGATGGCCAACATGTGTGTTGAAATCAACACAACACGTGCAATCTCACCGCAAATACTTAGGCATCGTTCATTCTCGTTCCAGGAATTCAGTCAACGTTACGCAGATACCAGTGAACTTGGCTCAGCTGTTATTCCTCATCTGCGTCGACAAGACTTTAAGAATCGTCAAAACAGTATTGATGATTTGTCTGCTGATGCAATCAGTAGTTATTACCGCCGCATTAGCAAGTTGTATGAAGACGCTGAACATCTCTACCGCGAGATGGTTAGCAGCGGCGTTGCAAAAGAATGTGCCAGGTTCATCCTGCCACTTTCAACACAGACCCGTCTCTTCATGAACGGCACCATCAGATCTTGGATCCATTATCTACAACTGCGGACACATGAATCAACCCAACTCGAACACAGAGAAATTGCAGAAGCAATCAAAGGAATCTTCTGCAAAGAATTCCCAATCATCGGAGAGGCTGTGTTCTCAACAGATCAATGATCTGATTGAGAGATATAAAGAACCAGAGCAAGCACGCCAGTTTCTTATGGAAGCTGGCATCATTGATGAGAATGGAGACCTCATGCCTCCATATCAAAACACCTCAACGTAAGTAACTATTACCACTAATCACCCATGACACAACAACATCCCATTGTCCCACCACCGGACAAAATCCACAACTGGCTCCAGTCAGAAAAGATTGGCTGCACCATCGAGCAAATTATTACTGCGGCTGCCCAATGGGGCAGCGACCAAGAGCTAGAAGCGTGCTGTGATTGGATTAACTCATTCCAAAACAAATTTGTTCATGCCCATGATCTTCGTCTTGTTCGCCGCCCCAAGCCGCCGAGCTTGAAGGAGCAGGCGCTTGAGCAGTTGGATGGAATTGCAGCCGTATTCCGAGTGTCTCACGGTGGCGATCTCGTGTGCGACAAAATCCGCCGCGCACTGGAGGCCCTACCCAATGACTGACCTTTCCCCCGCCGCACAGTATATAGTTAACGCAGCGGTTGAATCCGGTGGTGGATACGGACGTGCCACGCCAGTACTACACGCACGTCTTGCCGCCGCCCTGCGAGCTGCTGCAGAGCAGATTGAAAACCTGTACTGCGATGGCGATGTGGAAGACAGTCCTGGCATCGTGTTCGCCTTGCGTCAATTAATGCTTATTGCCAACGAGCTTGAAGCCCAGTAGTCACCTTCACTAAAAGGTTGCAGCACTTTGCTTCTTCAGTTCTGTGACGGCATGCTTGGACTCCACATCTTTGCGTGCCAGCTTTTTCTTTTTGTCCACCAGGTAAACGATCAGTGCCTTGTTCATTTGATTTGTCCTCCAGTGACGTAAGGAAAGTAGCAGATGTTACGGTAGGTCAGGCAAAGCCATGGACGGTGTGCTAAGTTCCACCATGCCTTGTCTGTCTTGGCCTGATCTTCTTGGTTGTATTTGCAACCACGATACGTTAACGTCATGGCTTTAGTATCTATTGATACGGAAAGTATATGATGATTGATGTATATGATGTAGTTCACCCAGTAACACAACCATGATCTCTATTTCAGAAACCTGCAAAGAGTTCAACAAGGCAATGGGTATCAAAGGAAGGTTTTTCCTTTTTGTCCTTGGTTTTATTGGGCTATTGTTTCCAGGTTGGGTAGCCTATGTTGTTCTCTCTGGGCTTGCTAAATGCACAGAAGATAAAAATATGTATGCACTTTTAAAACAACTTGCAGACTAACAATGTCTTTTCTTTTGGCTCGTGTCACAGATGAATCTGATCTTCCAGATGATTACTATGCATTTGTCCAACAGTTTACATATTGGCAAGGAAGCTACGCTTCTCAACTTGATACAGAATCATTGATGATCTTGCTATGGCAAATGGACAAACGTATTAAAGAACTTGAGGCAAATCAAAGTAATCTGTAATGAAAGGATTTAGCTCCACCAAACAACACACACGTTCATCTAGTTATTGGGTTGCTTCCTACACAAAAGACAATCAGGATGAACCACTTGGCATTCACAAGAAAGTCTTGTCCTATAAACCAGGGCAAGATAAAGAAGTCTTGATGACAAACTATTGCAACTCCATTATGAAAATCAACAGAAACATATGGGAGATCTTGGTGCACCAAGGTCCATCTGAGGTCCCAGACTCAGGTGATCAGATCGTGATTCGTTTATCACGTGAGCCTTTCAAAGGCTGTAGTCAACTGCAATAATCCCGAACGGGAAGATGGACCTGAGCACGTCCTTAAACTACTCATTAGTTTTTATTATCATTCAACTCAACTCAACACCATGAAACTTCTCAAGTTTTCCACAGGTAACGGCAAGCTCAAGAACCGTCTGATCTTCAACATCCCAGCGGGCTATGCATGTCCACACGCTGGTGTCTGTAAAACCATGGCTGATCGTGTCACTGGCAAGATCATGGACCTACCTCAGTTCACTGGCACAGAAGCAGATGAGTATCGTTGCTTTGCTGCCATGGCAGAGACCAGGCCGACCGTACGTGAAGCTCGTTGGCACAACTGGGATCTGTTGCGTGAGACCATGCATATGAATGGGAATCAAGCCATGCTTTTGCGTGATCTGATCGACCTATCACTCTCGATGCAGCCATCGAAGAAGCTGCTTCGGATCCATGAGTCAGGTGACTTCTGGACTGAGAACTACATGCGTGCTTGGATCATGGTCGCACAAGAGCGTCCTAAACAAACCTTCTACGCATACACCAAGTCGCTTGGCATGTGGCTAAACCTTAAGGACATCATCCCATCTAACTTCTATCTCACTGCGTCGCAAGGTGGGACTCTCGACTATTTGATCCCCAAGTACCCTGAAGTGTTCCAGCGCATTGCTCATGTGGTCTACACAGAAGAGGAAGCGCAAGAGCGTGGGCTAAAGATCGATCACGACGACAGCCATTGCCTTGGTGACAAGCCGTTCGCACTCTTGGTTCATGGCTCGCAACGTGCTGGATCTGATGCCATGAAAGCCTTAACGCAACGGAAGAAAGAAGGTAAGTTCGTAGGTTACGGTAAGTCACAAAGGTAGTTATCACGATAAGACCTGGTACCATATGCCTGGTCTTATCCTGCTCAATGGCTTACATCATTAGTACGTTGGTGGATGGTGTGCCACACGCCATCCATGCCAATAGTTCCGACTCCAAGTTTGAACTGTTAGCTTTGGATTCTGCTAGTTCACTTAGTAGAATTTACTCCCATCCTTATCGGGCTGGTGCTTATCAAGTTCTAAGTTGGATCCTGGACAATGAACCCACACTCTCCTGTTATGAGCTCCAGGTTTCCGATGAAGCCCGGTTCCAAAAATGAATCTTGGTTAGTCTTTGATATTGAAACCGATGGCCTCTACGATAAAGTCACGAAAGTTTTTTGTATTGTTATCTACGATATCAACCGAGAAGAAACTTTTGCTTATGGGCCTGATCGCATTGATGATGCTCTTGCTCATCTGGCAACCGGTGATGTACTTATTGGTCACAATGTGATCTTCTACGACGTACCGGTTCTGCAAAAACTACATTCATTCAACTGCAAAGCACGCATCCTTGACACACTCATCTGCACACGACTCATCTGGCCCAAGGAAAAACTCTACGACCTTGACGTACAACTCTATCCGGAAGTTCCGAAGAACTACCGCGGGATGGCCGGTCTTAAAGCCTGGGGTTACCGCCTCTCCGATAACAAGATTGAGTTCAAAGATTTCTCAGAGTACTCAGAAGAAATGCTTGTCTATTGCAAGCAAGACGTCTCGGTTACTTCAAAACTTTGGAGGCATATCGCCAACCAAGGTTATCCAGAGCAGGCTCTCAAACTTGAACACGACTTTGCTCTTGCCATTAATAAGCAAATTAGAGCAGGTGTTCCTTTTGATGTGGATGCAGCTATTGATCTTGTGGATAATCTCCGAGCAAGAGAAGCACAGCTTGAAGCGGAACTAAAAGAAATTTTTCCGCCAATCGAACATCGCAATTGGTTTACTCCTAAGGTCAACAATAAAAATCGTGGCTATGTCAAAGGAGTACCTTTTGAAAAGATCCATTACGAAGAATTCAATCCTGGATCTCGTGATCAAATTGCTGATCGACTCAAGGCTAAGTACGGATGGCAACCAGAAAAGACAACTGAAAAAGGAAATCCAATCCTTAATGATGAAGTGTTAGAGGCATTGCCTTACCCAGAAGCCAAGCCTCTGGCAGAATACATGCTCATCAAGAAACGCCTTGGTCAAATTGCAGATGGCAACAACGCTTGGCTCAAGCTGGTTAATAATGATAGCAGTCGTATGCACGGTGACGTTGTTACTAACGGCTGCGTCACTGGTCGTTGTGCTCACCGATACCCAAATATGGGTCAGGTGCCAGCGGGCTATTCGCCATATGGCAAAGAATGTCGTTCTTTATTTCATGCACCACAAGGATGGGACATGATTGGTATTGATGCCAAAGCATTGGAGCTACGGTGTCTTGCTGGTTACCTTGCCATCTATGACGGTGGTGAGTATGCACGTGTCGTCACTGATCCAACAATTGACATTCACGTGTACAACCAAGAGCGTTTTGGTGTGGCTACCAGGGACATCAGTAAACGTTTACTGTATGCCGTGTTGTATGGCGCTGGTCACCTCAAGGCTGGCAGCATTGTGGATCCGAATGAAAAAGATGAAGAAGTTCTGCGTAAACTAGGAAGAACTGCAATAAATTCATTCATGGCTGAGGTGCCAGCCTTGAAAGAACTTAAGGAACGTATTGAATCTCAGATTGCAAACAATGATTGTCTCATTGGATTAGATCGCCGTATTCTTTATTGTCGTTCGGCATTCAAAGGATTGAATGTTTTATTGCAATCAGCAGGTGCAATCCTCATGAAGCAAGTTGTTATTAACATTCATGACAACATTGAGTCTGCCCTCACTCTGCCCCATGGGGCAGAGTGGGAACAAGTCTTGATGGTTCATGACGAAGTGCAACTGGTTTGTAGTCCCAAACACACTGAACAGATCAGAGCCCAAGCGTTGGCAGCTTTCCCACAAGCACAGCAATTCTTTGGATTTCTCTGTGACATCGAGGGAGATTCTCGTGTAGGATCCAACTGGAGCCAAACGCACTAACCATGGAATTAGGAACAAAGGAACTAGAAACAAAAAGGTTCATTCAAGTAAAGCCAACAACTTTAAAAGTTGTTTGCCCTATACATGGAGAACATGATCAATATATTAAAAGCACAATCGAAGGTCATGAAGGTTATTGGTGCATGATCTGTTGGCTTGAAAGCCTTGGCGATCCAATCCCAACTATTAAAGAATGATTTCTCGTCCTAAGTATGACGCTAAACTACTTATCACCTACTGTTTGAACACATGAACTTTGTTACAGTTTGCGCTCAACTCAACGACACACCTCGCGAAGTTTATACTTCTGCCACGTCAAGCAACTATGTTGCAGAGGTAATGCTTCCTCCTGTAGGAAAAAATAAATCTGCAACATCTCTTGCTCTTCATGTTTACGGCAAGGCTGCTGAGAAATTCAGGATGCTTGATCGTGGTGCTCGTCTGTATGTACACGGTTCAAAGATCCGTTACGACATTGATGCCAAGGCATACTCACTGCACGGCGGTGTTATTGCAGTTGTTAATGATTCGTTTCCAATCTTTAACGATGTGATTCTTACTGGTCGTTGCATTAAAGACATCGATCAAGAAGATGCACGTGCGTTCAAGACAACACCAGATGGTTTGATGATTGCCAATCAAACCATCTCAGTTAATACTGGTCGGAACCAAGGAGACTTGTTCAACTTCTATGCAATTAATAGCAAGGATGACAAGTTAAATAACGCTGAGTTGATGGTCAACTTTACGCGGAAAGGAACTGGGCTTACTATCCGTGGCCGTCTTGTTACCGATGCATGGACTGATAAAGAAACGCAACAACGCCGGACACTGACCAAGATCCAGCTTGTGCAGATGACCTTGGCGCCAAAGCCTGGCGTCAACGAGCCAAAGCCCGTAGCGTCCCAGACGACGGTTGCTTCCTCTGATAATGTTGCTACACTGTGGGGCGGCAAGACTGCCGAAGACTCCTTCAGTCAAGGGCTGCCTGATCTCCCTGGTCAGTATGGACCAGCTCCTGAGCCTACTCCTGAATTCATTCCGTTCTGATTCATGCCTCTTCAACTTGATTTACAAGAACAAGATCTTCTTTCTTTAGAAGACGCTATTGCGTACGAATTTTTTATGGAGAGTGCATACGAAATTATGCACAGTGCTAATGAAAAGGATTTAGACATTGCTGAACAAGTTGCAAAACTTGCTACAGCCTCCTATCTAATTGCGCACATTTTTTGCGAAGCACGTTTAGTTAACTCACAACAAACTAATGACACCGACGCATGATCAGTTCACTCTCCTCTATGAGGATGAGCACACTAAACTTCTGTATGAATTCAAAGCTCTTGTTGCTGACGATGTAATCAATCACCTTGTGGATTTCCTCAAGGGTTGTGGCTACATGGAAAGCAGCATCTTTGAGTGCATGAAAGAATCTTCTGAGGCGTATTTCGATTCATTAAGTACTCAGCAGTACGTAATGAAATGGGACAAGCCTGATCCAGAATAAGGATCCGTCCTGAGCATGACGTTAAACTGCTCACTCCTGACTACGAAACAACCATGACTGCTTCCATGACCACCAAGAAAACTTCTGCGCTTACATCCAGGGGACTTGATTCCTTTAAGCTTTTTCAATCCAAAGAATTTGTTTCGGGTTACCAAAACCTTGTCACAATCCAACCTCTCAACAAGTCCAAGACACGAGGTTGGTTCGTGCGGAAGTCAGATCTGGACACTTGTGGATGGAGTGCCACTGAAGATCAGTTTGCTAAAGATTCAGTTATCTGGAACTACAAGCAAACTTTTGGTATGGCTCCCAACACTTCAGTTGAAGAAGGACTCAATTTTGTTGAGCCTCGAGTTCAAATCCTTTTACGTTCTCCCCTCATGGTTGAGGAAACCACAGGGATGAGGCAAACGATCGGAACCTTTGAAGATCCAGAGGTGAAGATCATGTTTGAAAACGACAAGATTGCATCCGACCTTGCCAACAGCAAGGGCGAGATGTACAAGCGTAAGTACAGTGTACGTACAAAGTACCTGGTGTACATCCTGACCCAGGACAACAAGCGTGCTCATAAGATCCCCATGGTGCTAACACTCAAGGGTCTTAACGGCACTGATGTTTCCGACAAGGTCAAACTGTACGAAAAGGAAATGTCTAAGTGCCTGAGCAAGGCACTGGACTCTGAGGTACCGCTGGCATTCAACGAGAAGTTCTACGCCACTACGGTGTTTACTCCCGTCCTTGCCAACGAAATGCGTGGCGCCAACAACGTAGAGATTTGCGCCATCGAATCTTTTGACATCCCTGACTACAGCTCCCAAGAGGAAGCGGTTGCATCATTGGGCCGTCTTTCGATTCCTGATGAAGATCGTGAATCGACTTGGAAGTACCAAGAGATGTTTAATGATTACATTAATCAACATTCTCGGCAAGATGCACAACGTCTTGGTGGTGCCTATGGAATCAAGGCTGGCGTTGAGATTCTTCCCGTCTCACGCATCGCAGATGCAGTTGATGTGAAAGCATTGCCTGCACGCAATGAACTAACCGGAGAAGATCTTAGCCTTTGAGGCGGTTCAAGATGTCATGGTCAACTTGATTACTCATCAAGTCCATGGCATCCTTTACTAATCCTTTAATAGCAACTTGACGCATCGTGGCGATCTTCGTTAGTAAGGTCGCCATTTCTTTTAGCTCACTCATTGAACTGCATTCTTTAATGGAACGTATCATCTTCTCTTGCCAGAAGGCTTCTTCTGGCCCCATTTCAAATTGCAACATGGGATTCAATTGTTTCAACGTATTATAACTACGACGTAAACTTAATTAAACCTTTCGTTTGTGTTAGGGATTCAACACATGAAACCAGAAGACAAAGCTGCTCTTACCGTTGGTGCTCAAACTGCATTGGTGACAGCCGCTGCTGCTATCCTTCTGCCCAACCCAGTCTCCTGGGCGGCTGCTATAGTGGCAACGTACCGCATGGCCAAGCGTGCTCGCATCCAATCTCTGATTGACCAAGGGCAAGCCAAGTACTGGAGGGGGTAACCACCTGGTACAACACACCAACTCAATTCAAATCAAATGCAAACACAAGTTGAGCTTAATGCAGCGCAAGCTGCAATCTATACACGCACAAATCTCTCGCGTGCCTTTCAGGACTTTGATGACACCGACATTGGTGGCATCTATTTGCGAGGCGATGATTGTCTTGTGGTGCGTCGCGATGGTAGCGAGCAAGCTTACAACAGGGAACTAATCAAGACTTTCTTTAACACTTACACCCACCGTCTTAAAGATTTCTTTTCCTATCTTGGTCCCAATTATCGTGGCCCTAGTGTATGGCACAACAATGCTTACATTCTTTTTAAGGGCTGGAACTACTCGCACTCGCTCGGACATCTAAGTTCTAATGCAAAACTACAAGCGCACTGGGCTGACAAATTTATACATGTATCAAACACCGACAAAGTCTTGCACCTCCTCCAGTCCGATCAAACGGATATTGGACATTTGGTTGCGCCAGACGGATTGCGGCTTCCGAATCGGCCCATTGACATTGACGGTGACATGGAAGCTGACGACTCCGAGCCTGTCATGGGTGAACCTTGGTGTTCGTGTGGGTCGTATCAGCGTCAGCTCAGCAACGTATCTGACTTTGCGGCCGAGATCGAAGGATTCAAACCCTGGTGCATCCACCTGAGTTGGTTCAATAAGTACCGTGAGCTGCTGTGCAAGCGCACCGAAGCACGGAATGCCAGCCCCAGTGGTACACCTGAGAAGTGTGTTGCTTGGTGGTACGCACCACCCGCTGACCACATCAGTGATGGACGCTTTGTATTGTTGTATACAAATTCAGGAGCACAAGCTCCGCTGACACATTGGCGTACCTACAAACCGAAGGAGATCTTTACGCAGTATGATGCATGGGATCTGTTTTTCAATATGATGGAGGCTGGGTATGTACCATTTCCTGGTACTGCCTTGCCACAACTCAAGTCTGCTATCAAAAAATGAAGGAGGCAATCATTGAAGTCAGCCATGACATTCTTGAATACGCACGTCAACTTGCAACTCAACCTCTCATGACAAAACCTACGCGTTACGATCTCGATCTCCCAGAAGACACACACTGGGAGCTTGTAAAGTTAGCTGCTGAACTTAAGATGCATCATGAAGACTACGCACTAAACGTACTAATTGGTCATGTCGAATCTGAGTTGGATCGAAAAGTTCAAGCTTGAATGCATTGACGAAGAGGATGGCACCATGACTATCCACATCGAGTGGGATGAGAATGATCCTGAACTTGCCTATTGGACTTCTTTGGGTCCACAAGGTCAAGAAGAATTTATTTTGACTGCACTACGAGAGGCTTGTGCCCCTTACACTGACACCGAAGTTTTTGATGATCATGTCGATTGACACCTACGGCCTTTCTTCTGAGCAGTACACCGAGTTCTTCCACAAGAACATCCGTGCTGCTGCCAAGCTTTACCTTGATACCTGCAACATTTTGAGCAGCGAAGGGGTCGGCAATGTTGACTTCAAAACTGTCTCAGAGATGTATCAAGAAGCTGTGTACACTACCAATGATGATTGCCGTCGTTACCAAAAGAGTAACAATCCTAACGCATTGAAAGAAAACGATGTGTATGGTATGGTTCCTTCTCACCAAGAAATCATTGATATGATTGAAACTTTGGTGACATACACTGAAGCTCTTGACGCCAAGCTCCAGGCGCTAACCGACTACGTCAGTAATCTGGTCACGATTACCACGGCAGGTCTCGAAGGGATCGCTACAACTCTTGACGATACGGTAGACTGAGCACGCATAAACCCTGCAGGGTTGCCGTCCTGGTCATGACGTAAAACTGACCACCTATCTCAACACCACACCATGTTTGAATCTTTGTTTGCCGCCGTACTTCCGGTGATGAAAGACTTGCTTTGGGCAGCGGCTGGCATAGCGTTGACCTATCTCTTCAACAAGTTTCAAACTCAATTCAACTGAACCATGACCCAAATCACACAGGCTAAACTCAAGGACTTAACCGTTATCAAGCTCTACGAGCACTACAATGCTCTTGAAAAATCACTGCCTTTACTTACTCCTGAGTCCCAGGAGCTGGCCAAAGCTGAGCTTGAAAGTTGTGCCCACCTACGCTCAGAAAAGATTGATCGTATCTATTACGCAATGGCGTCCCATGAGGATGCATTGGAACGCATCAAGAAAGAAGGTGACTTGATTACGCAGTCCAAGCGGCACCACGAATCCCAGTTGCGGTCGCTGAAAGGCCTGTTAAATTACCTACGTCGAGTCCTTCCTTTAGACTCGAACAAAATCACAGGTCGCAATTATCAGTTCACCCTTGTCCGCAAAAAAGAACTTACCGTCGAAGTCACCACGGATCCAGAGTTTTGGCACACTCAAGAGCGAGCAGATTATTGCATTGAAGAAGAAGTCACAACAACGAAGCAAGTTGTTGTACGATCAATGTCAGGAGAAGTTCTATCCACCAGAACTGAACCTAAAACCGTCACTAAAATCCTCCCTAATCTCGATGCCATACGCAGCGCCTATCAAGAAGGTCGGCAACTTCCAACAGGAGTCAAGGTCGTCCAAGAATACTCTGTCCGTTCCAAACGAATCTTCAGTGAACCCCGAATGGAATTGGTTTCATCCGAGTATCCAGACGAGCTTCTACGAGAAGATCCCAGCACCGACGAATCTTGAAGATGCGTGCATCAAGATGGATTGTCATCTACATGCCGTCAAAGATTTTGAATTGCAACTTGAGATGAACAAGTTGCAAATTGACATGGTCAAAGATGGTGGTGAGGTGGCACCTTATTGCATGGATGAATACGAAGACCTAGAGCAAAAGAAGCTTAAGCTTCTTGTTGGCAAACGGTTTCATCAGAACGCATCCAATGCGTACTGGTACTACTTGCAAAAAGAAAAAGCAAGTAAGTAAATGCCAGTACAATAGTTAAAGCAGTAGGAGTTCCATGGGCGGTGATCCAGTCCTTAACAAATTAATTGCTGGGTTTACCCAGGATGGAACTCCTCTTTCCGCAACGATTGGTTCCAAGATGGAGCATGGTGTTGTCATCTTGACAGCAGCCATGCTTTCTAATGAAAACCTTGCGGCATCAATGGATGCAGAAGAGATGGTAGATGCTGCCATCAATTACTACAACATTATTCAAAAACGTCTTGGTTATTACCAAGAGCATCAAGCCCATTCATTAGAGCGTCTATTAAATAACTAAAATGCCTGACGTATTTGGTACGCCGCAAGATAAAGCAGCTAATACTGCTAGTAGATTGGCTAGTCGTTACGATGCCAATACTGCATGGAATTCTTTAGATGCAACATCTCCTTGGCAACTTGGAGGTGATCGTTTTGCGCAATACAGTCAACACCTTCCGCGTCGAGGTTATAGTCAAATTAATATTTCTGTAAACCCAAGCGATATTGAAATTGATCGTACTAGTGTTTCTTCCCCACGTGTGGACATATCCTCTTCTTCCTTGGGACCAGGAGAAGTCATGCGTATGGCACAAAAGTTTCCTAGCGTTATGCAAGATACTGTAATGAATCCAATCAAAAAACTTGCCGGTAAATTCATGGTGTAGCTTCCAAAAATCTGGTAGGCTGGAACCGTCATCATCACTAGCAATGGACCCTGTCTACGTACCTAAGCTCACCGTCTCATACACGGTTGACGTCGAGGTAGCTTACAACACTTTCAATGGCAAAACTGCCGATGAAATAGCTGACTTCATTCAAGACGAAATGCATGACATGTTATTTGACATTGAGCAAGTAACCGGTGTAACCTCTGATAACACTGCCCTTTACTTCAACGACTGATGATGAACACCGATTACCTCCGTGACTTTGATCACAAGGAAGAAGCTAAAAAACAAATCTTCCTTGATCACATGTACAAGTGTTCGGGACGCGAAGATCCCAGTCATTCAATGCACAGTCTGTACACTGGGTTGTACCAAGACTTTTGCATAAGGGAAGCTGGTCCTCTTGCTCGTGAACGTTGGTTTGAAATGCAAGAAGCCATTCGCCTTTATCATGAAAAAAAACTACAGCCTGTCATTCTTGACTGATGGAACATCCTCATGAACCCGTAGATGCCATCAAAGGTTGGCAAGACTGGTACAAAAAACACAGAATTGTTGCACAAATGGATAAGCCTCTAGTGACTAAAGATTCACGTGAGAACCTGCACGACACTACTGACGCTGTTGATAGTGCAGCCAAGGTAATGTGGATGAGCAAAGCTCAGGAACACTTTGCTGACACCCTTGCTGAATTCCAGTACGAACTTTCTGGTAAAGATTTGTACAAAGCTTTTTATAAAGCTGCGTATGAAAACGCAGAGGCTGCTCGTAAAGAATATGAAAAGACAAAAGAGTTGATGGACATGCTTCGTTACAGCAACCTTGGACAAGATTGATGGTGCGTTCCAGGGATCCTGAATATCCTGCGTGGATCTGCCATAGCTGTGGCGAGACCTATGGCACGTGGTACAAACGCGGCTCATACGTTGGGCCGCCCCATCACTGCGCAACCTTTCATAAGGGAACTTGTGAGATGTGTGAAGCAGAAGATGCGCTTGTCACCGAGCCTCGAGACTATGGGCATCTACGTGCGGATTGGAGGCGTGCCATCATACAAAGTAAAAACTCCCAGTAAATCAATGCGATAATAAAGAATATATAGATTAAATAACATGCCGTTATATAGAGACCCAAGTCGTAAAGATCTTCTTTATGAAGTTATCAAAGTACAGACGTGTAGTGGAGAACCACTAGAAGTCACAACGGCAAGTGGTACAAGTACTTACGTGCAACCTGCAGGAATGGCAGGAGATGCATTTGGACGTACGCGTGTATCAGCACCTCTGACCCTATTTGATTCAAGCCATCGTTATAACGACAATGGATTGTGGTCTACCTCCAGTGGTACTGGTGGCACGTTTGTATTTAATGAAAACCAAGGCCTTGTTGATCTCAATGTAACCACTACATCTGGTTCTGAGATCATCAGAGAAACCAACAAGGTCTGTTCATATCAACCAGGGAAATCCCTGTTGTTTATGTCGACCTTTGTCATGAATGCGGCAAAGACAAACCTACGGCAACGGGTCGGTTACTATGGTGCTGCTAATGGCATGTACTTAGAAGTCAGTGGTACCACAGAACCAGTCTTGGTTGAACGTAGTTCTGTAAGTGGAAGCCTTGCTGAAACACGAGTAGCACAAGCCAACTGGAACATTGACAAACTAGATGGCAATGGACCTTCAGGTTTTACGCTTGATCTCACCAAAGCACAGATCCTTTGGTTTGATATTGAATGGCTTGGCCTTGGTACTGTACGTGCAGGGTTTGTCATCAACGGTGCATTCATTCACTGCCATTCATTCCATCACGCCAATCTAATTACATCCACTTATATAACAACGGCATCTTTGCCGTTGCGTTATGAAATTACTAATGTAGGTACTACGGCAAGCAACAGTACTTTAAAGCAAGTTTGTTCGACAGTCCTATCAGAAGGCGGATATGAACTGCGTGGAGCACAGTCTGCCATTGGTACTCCGATTGCATCACCACGTGATTTAACAAGCGCTTCTACGGATTATCCTGTTATTTCTATTCGTCTCAAATCAACACGCCTTGATGCAATTGTTATTTTGACCGCCCTATCAATCATGGGTATTACCAACAATGCAAACTACAACTGGAAAGTAATTGCCGGTGGTACAACCACAGCTGGATCATGGGCTACTACTGGAGCAGCTTCTTCGGTTGAATATAACATTACTGGCACTTCCTTTACCATAGGAACAGGACGTGTGTTAGCAAGTGGTTTTACCAACGGTTCTAACCAAGGTTCAACTGTTATTGATATCCTGAAAGAAGCTTTGTTTTCATTCCAGTTAGAGCGTAATGGTCTTACTAGTACTGCAATAGAATTGACCTTGGCATGCAGCAGTGCATCTGCTGGAGCTGATGTCCTTTCTTCCATGGACTGGGAAGAAATCTCGAGATGAGTCGTTGATTTGTTTTTGATAAACTAGAACTATTGATTAAAAGCTATGTATACCCCTGGTCCTCAAACGCAACAACCACCCCAGATGGGGGTAGAACCACTCAATTCTGGGGTAACTCCAGAGCCTCAAGCAAAGCCTAAAGCCCCTGGTAAAAGCAAGGGAAATGATGTGGGTGGTTTTATCCAGCAGTTGATTGGACTAATGGCTTATGTGCATCAGCTTCAGGTGCAGTCACACCTCATTCATTTCAACTACGAGGGTTCTAACTTCCTAGGTGTACACAAGTTCCTAGGCAAACAATACGAAGCTCATCAAGATCAATTTGATAAGTTAGGTGAGTTTATTCGTTCAATGGACTACTTATTACCTTCTTGCCACAATGGCTTAATGGAAGCAAGTCCTGAATTCAAACACTGCACCAGCTATAAACCAGGTGAAATGCTGGGTGTTTACTATAAAAACCTTGAAGAGCTGGGCATGAAAACCAAAAAGCTAGAGCCCATTGCCGCCAAAGTTGGTGCCATTGATATTCAGAACTACATGGCTGAGCTGTGTGGTGAAGCCTTCAAAGCTGCTTGGATGATTAAAGCTTCTCTTCGAAATGGGTAAGACGGTGGCAATTGCAGCAAAGCGGGATGCACTTCTCGATTTCTGCTTCTACTCGCTTCCAGGAATAACCGTGGTTCACCATGGATGAGATGTTATTGTCCTTGTCACCTATGTGGTGGAACTCAAGGACACGATGATCATTCAGCCCACACTTCTTGCACTGCAAAGTCTTCTTGTACTCCAGAAGCTTCTGTCGATTCTTATCGATACGTTTTTTAGCAGTGCTCCATGTCACGTCTAGTTTTTGTGCACGTGTACCTATAATTTATCAGTTTTCTCAATAAACGTGGTTTATTAAGATTCTTAATAGCACCTGGGTAGGAGTCGAACCTACATCGTCCTGCAGCGGCAGTAACCGTCTTATCCAATTAGCTCGGACCAGGTGATCGGAGATGCAGGATTTGAACCTGCGACCCATTGCTCCCAAAGCAATTGCGCTACCAAGCTGCGCTAATCCCCGAGTGACCCCCAGGTTTGTGCATCATCCTGAAAACCATTTTGTTGACGTCAACAAAATGGTCTACGTATAGGAGCTAAGCATAGGGGGTGTTGTTAATAGATGGATGCAGTGTAACTGGCGTACCGACAATCGGGCTGTGAATTAACCAGGCGTATCCAGACAGTGACTGCACCTCTATCTTGGGCTCTCCTTCTAGACTATTTGCCTAACGAGTCACCCAAGCTGCCCCATCAGAAAGAGAGGGGGAACTCAATTATTATACATCTTCATTAGGTGTTCTCCAAAAGTACTCATCGTTTTCTCCAAGACGACCCCACTTGGGGGCGTGTTCTACATCAAAGTAGCGTGTTGATACCTTGAAGTCTGGTGTCTTGAGATTGTGATAACTCAATGATGGATCAACCATGCGACACCGATTGTTGGGATAAGCGCCAATTTGACCGTTGTCCAAAGCCACAATGTTATGGGATTTGTGCTCATCAGGAAACTCCGAGAAGTAAAAATCAGGTTCGTTCCTATGAGGATGATAGTTGTCTACGGTAAATAAATATGTGCCCTTCATTACACCTGCGCTTCGTGTCAGGACTTCAAAACCCATGTTGAAGATTAAATTTTTTTCAACGACCGTAAGTCCATGGTCAAACCCATTCCAGAACTGAAGGTCGGTTAGCTCCAGGTCAGGTGTAGGTTCTTTGGGTTTATCTGGATAGTCTGAGTCCCATGCAAGAAATGCACTGATAGGAAGCTTGTCATATAGTGCTCCATACTCAGTTAAGTACGTTTCAAACTGTAATGCTCGACCAGTTAAAGATTTACAAGTTACCCAGTAACCTGGAGTGTACTCACCATGTCCATCTCTTAAGTCTCGAAGATATTCTCGGCGAACCCATACTTTAATTGGCGGAACGTTGGCAACAAGAGTTGTCATGTGTTTTTAAATAAGTAGAGGCAAGAATTAACAACGCAGGGTCGTCATCAAAAAAACCGATCCCAGCGTTGCACTTAGCACATAATAGCCCTCTGACAACTCCAGTGGCATGGCAATGGTCTACAACTAAAGAATCATTCCTGCCTCTAGCTTTTGGATGCTGCTTGCAACAAGCACATAAACCTTGTTGACGTTTTTCCATTTCTTTATATTGTTGTTTTGATATTCCATATTTTTTTTCAATATCTTTCCAACGTTTTATGTTAATGTAATGTACTTTGTTATTTTCTTTATAACAATCTTTGCACCAACAAGTATGTCCATCTGAATATCGTTTGTCTATCCGAAAAAACTGTAAAGATAGCTCTTTGCGGCAACGGCTACAAGTTTTAGTACCCACAAAAAATCCCGGTGTAATACCGGGATCATAGCTTCCTTCTCACCCAACTTGTTGCTAAGCACTACGTCTGTAACGTGAAGGAGCTTTCGACTATTGGCTCCAGAGCGGTATTGCTCTGTATGTCAGGATACCATCATTTCTTCTTCTTTGCGGCTGCTTCCTTTTTCTTGGCAATCATCTCTTTAAACTTGTCGCGTGCAGCAGCTTGCTTGTCGGTACCACCTGTTTTGCCCTTGGGAGGTACGGCTTTACCCTTGGGAGGTACGGCTTTGCCGCCTGCAGGTTTCTTAGCTTGTGCCATGATTGTTAAGTAACTCTTTTGATTATAAAGTTACTTACCTTCTTTGTAACGACGAGCGGCACGCCCAGCTTTCTTGGCACGTTCAGTGTTAGGTACAAATTGTTTCCCTTCTCTACTACCAGCTCTTTTCTTTTGGTCGGTCTCCGCACGTTCTTCTTTAGACAGTGATGCCCAAGCTTTCTCTGGTAGGTAACGCTTGGTGTATCCTTTTTGAATTGCTTTGTCTGCCATAATTAAGGAATATTGATAGGGTACATAAACGATTTATCTGGCATTTTCATTACAATTGAACGACCAAAAAATGTAAGTGGATGTGCACTAGGTGGAGGAGCGGCGCCATTGGGCAATCCCATTCCTGTTACTGAAGTTAAAGCCGCTTCTTGAGAGGGATTTAGTGGGGCAATTCCACCAGGAAGTTGTTGCATGGGAACTTTTCTATCTGCAGCACCGTAAACAAAATCATATTTCTCGTCTGCAGTATAACCTTTTTTGTCGGGACTAAACCAAACATTACCAAAAGAAGTAGCAGGCGAAGTTAAAGGATTATTCTCAGTTGAAGTTGAATAAGGGGTATAGGGAATATCGCCTGTTCGCATTCTTTTTATTCTGCTCCTTGTTTCAGCTAATGCATTATTTGCAAATTTACGCATTTCAGGCGAATTCATGCCTGCAGCATTCGGAGAGTTCAAGATAGTACTCAAAGTTTTTTCTTCTTCTATGGAATCAGTAAGAAGTTTTTGGAAATAATCAGGTTTAGCTATGGCTGTACCAACTTGTTTTGTCATGGCTTCTGGTATTTCTAGGCCAGTTGCGCCGATGCCGGTGTAATACCTGCCAAAAAGATTTGCGCTAAAAGGTAATGCATTCAATCCTCTTGATACGGTTTGTTGAACTACAGGAGAAGCAGCTTGCAATGTTCTTTCCACAACAGGCTGTGCCTTTGCAACACCGGTAGCTGCCGCATCAATTAAAGCTGCTTTTCTGCGATCAAAATCAGATGGCTGTTGGTTTTTGGGAAGACCAGACCTTTGAAATGCTGCACCAATTGGAGTTGCTGCTCCCCCAGGTAATAACCCACCAAACACATTTTTATCTACCTGACCGTAACCACGATTTACGCGATTAAGAAATTTTTGAAAGAAATCGCCCATCACTTACTCTCTTTATATTTCTTGGCAGCAGCTTTAGCCTTACTACGTTTTTCATACTCATTTTTGGTCTGCCACTTTTCTTCGCCCCATTTCTCCAAAGACTTTTGTTTCTCACCCTTGCCACCTTTATATCCACCACCTGCTTCTTTGTACTCACTTGCGACAAGCTGAGCCTTACGCGCCGAAATAATTAGTTAGCCTTACGGCTACGACCATTCTCCCGGTTTACCCCCACGGCCTTCCCGCATAACTTTGTTTTTGATGCGCTCACGCAAGTCTGGTTTTGTGTACTTGCTTTTGTCTTCAGCCATAACTTCCTCGTTCTTTAAGATAAGTGACTGCGTTTGTCAATACATCTATATTATCACCAAATAAACCTAGGGCTCTATTGCACTCTTTGCACAATAAACCTCTGAACTCATTGGTTTGATGATTATGGTCCATGGCTAAAGATTGTTTATCCTTAGGAGGCTCTTGGCAAATTGCGCATAAACCTTCCTGTGCCTCAAACACAATGTCGTATTGTTCTTTTGTTATCTTTCTGCGTTCGTATTTTTTGTGGTTGTGATGCAATAAATCTTGCCCTTGTTTTTTAACTTTTTGATAATGTTCTTTGTTATTATCTACCCATTTATTCCAGGTTATTCTGTTACAGGTTTTGCATGAAGAATGAAGATATAATTTCCCATCTTGTTTGCGTCTTCTAAAGCAATCCCAATCTAAATAATGAGCACATTTAGAACATTGTTTTTGGCCGTCTGCTCCATACAAAAGCCTAAATCGACGATTGACTAAAGATCTGCAATCCTTGCATACGCTGTCTCTTTTTATATTGCCGGCTGAGTTGTACCCTTTGTTTGCAAAATTTTCATACGGCTTTCTAGTTCCGCATTCCCGGCAAAGCTTTTGCATTGGTTGGTTTGTGCTTTTCTTACTATAGCACAAAATCACTGCCCAGGTTTTCCACCTTTAGATCCTGCCATCACGCGATCTTTAATATGTTCGCGTAATTCAGGCTTAGTGTATTTATTTTTTTTCTGACATGTCAAATAAATGAATTAGGTGTTTTTAAACGAATATTAGTTGGTCTACCTGCACCAAGATTAGGCACAAATGTTTTCATTTGTTCATCATATTTAACCGGAGTACTTGGCCCTTGATTAACCTGGGATAGTTCAAAGCTATTTTGTTGAAGAATACTGTTTAAAAAATTATTAAACGGTTGTGTAGGATTGTAAGTTTCAACTCCACCAAGGGAAACCTGAAAGGGAGTTGACAAACCATATATGTTTAAAGGTTGCATACATCTTTTTTTTCTTTTAGTATTTTAGCCCACTTACATGGACGTGCTATCGCTTCTTCTATTTCCTTACTCATGATGTAAGGAAATTCTTTCGTTAATCTTGCAAAGTATTTTTCGAGGCGTTCAGCCTCGGAAGGAATGTGGCACTTCATGGTTGATATCAAATTTCTCAATGATCATGTCAATTTTTTCCAGGGAATCAAGACGACACATCAACTCCGTAATTGCATTGATGGTAACGGGGTGCTCAGTGCGTGCTGCAAAAGCAAGTGCATCGCGCAGATGACGACCTGCTTCATCCAAGGATTCTTTAACTTGATTAGAAAGAGCCATTACTTTTCTTGGCAGTACAACTAGATTAACACCAGATCCAACCGATTTGATAGGAGTCAAAGTACGGTTCTACCCCAAGAGATTCCATCAGTTCGTACACAAGGCGTCCTTTGCCATGGCGACGACCGTCAGGTGCCTTGATATTGTCGTCCACCACAATCAACGTGTTAGGCCCTAGGAGGCCAGACGCTGCAAACAATTCTTTTAGATGATGAGAAGCAGGCGCCCAATCATGATTCCAATCTGTGATGTTGTACGAATCCAAGTACAGGAGAGATACGTGGCCGCACATTGTATCAAGAGCTTCGACAGAATCTGATTCAACAACGTCTGCATGTTTGGTAGATGTACGCGCTAGCTCACAAGCCTTTGGATCAATGTCAATTGAAATCAGTTGACCTTTCCCACGGATATCAATGTAGTTATCAAACAACAAGGTTGAGCAGCCATCGCCTGTATAGTTGTTTTCCTCTCGGTACGTACCAGTCTCAACAATGATTGGCTCGTCACACGAGTCAAGGTGTGCAAAGATTTTTTCAAAGGTTTCTTTGCGGGCACCTAGCTGTGCCTTAAGAGGAGCAAAGTAAGTATCCCAGGTACGTTTCTTGGTCACAGGTCTACGCGTGTATATGGTACGTCCTGTGATTGTAGCTCCCTTTCGTACTCGTCAGCCTCAATGGTCTCCACGTCTTTGTACGCCAAGTTGACAAAGCAACCAGTGCGGCACTCGTCGTCAAAGTCAAAATAGAACCGAGTTAAATTTGCAGTCATTTTCCAAAAACAAAACTTAGTTAAAAATTGCAACAACCATTTCCAGATTGCTGGCACAAGCCAGCCAAAACAAGAGTAGTACCCCTGAACACCAAGTAAAAACTTGTTCATTGGCGGGATGCGACCTCCATGAAAAACAGGTAAGCATCCATGCTAATGACTACAAACATAGCCCCAAGGATTGAAGCAATTGCGTAGTTGAATCCGTCCATGGCAGTAGGTTTCTTCATCTGTTAGACTAATGGTAATACACAAAACCATCAATGGTTGCTAGACTAAATACGTCAGACCCTTGGATTAAAGCCAAGGACGAGCAACCAGAAGTCATGCGGTCGTTGAATAGGACCGCAGCCAGAATTTCTCTTAACGGTCGACGTCACTATACAACGCCGTTACCCACTGGTCCTGCGCCTTCCGTAACCACTATCATTGGCGAGACCGCTTCCGAAGCAAACAAACGGAAGCTCGAAATGTGGTCGAAAGCAAATCCAGGTGTCAAAGAGCAAGCGGCCGAAAGGGGTACTGCCATTCACTATGGCATGGAACAATACCTCAAGGGGAATAAAAATCCTGAAATTAAGGAGGAATATGCGGACTTTTGGGCGGGTATGCCGCCAATCCTGGATCAATTTGAGGAGATTCTATGGGCCGAATCGCCTGTTTTGGATAAATTTAACTTTACTATTGGTTCTGATGACGTTGCTCGCGTATGGGGCTGTGACTCAGAAGGTCGTGCTTGGGCTGGTGCTCCTGATATTATTGCTGTTGCCAATAACAAATTGACGCTTGCTGACCTGAAGACCAGTGTTAAACCCTATAGCCGCAAGTGGCCAAAAGATTTGGAGAAGGGGTCCCAGGAGTGGAGAGACCTGCTTGGTGGTCACATGAAATTCAAGAAGACTTGTAAACAACTCGCCGCATACGACATTGCTATTAGCCAGACCCTTGGGCTAAAGGTTCAACAAGCTGCAATACTAGTTTCAACCCCTACTCGCACCCAAATTTTTAAAATTTCACGTCGTTACCTTGATATGCTACATGAAGACTGGTACAAAATTGTAGATGAGTACTATAAACAAATTGAAAACTGCAACGTTTACGATTCTGATCTTATTTGAAAATGGAGAAAAAATTTGTACTCTTTGTAAAGAGCTAAAAACTTTAGCGTGCTTTAGCAAAGCAGGTCGAAAAGATTCGCTTAGAAGTGATTGCAAAAAATGTAATGCTAAAAAATATAAACAATGGAAAGAAAAAAACAGGACCGCATATTTACGTGGGGCAACCAATGCAGGATTAAAAATAAAATATGGAATCACTCTTGAAGAATATGAGCAAATGCTAAAAAATCAAAACCAGTGTTGTAAAATTTGCAAAAGTAAAAAACCTGGAAGAAAAGGTGTTAAAAGATTTGCAGTAGATCACTGTCATAAAACCAATAAAGTAAGAGGATTGCTGTGCATGTCCTGTAATACAGCAATAGAATTATTAAATGAAAACCCGGTTCTTTTTGACGCTGCAAAACAGTATTTAGAAGAGTATTCTTGAAACCCTTATTAAATGAAACCACTTGCGCCTTGGTAGGATGGCAGCTTACAACCCCCATGGGAAGATGGAGTGCCGGAAGCGTCTAGCTTGGACGATCGCCTGCGAGCAAGCCGTTGTCACAAAAGAGGATGCTGTAACAATCTATAACAGACTCATGGATGAATTTAATGGGATGGATAAGAGAAATAAATACAAACAGACTGAGTCTAATAAGTCTCAGTGATTTAACGATATCTTAGGAGACGTCTTGGGTTGGTGGCCGTAGGATAAAAAGACAAGCCAAAAAACCTCATGTGCACCCACGTCATCGGCGTGGGCGAATGGATGCATACCCTTGTTAGCCGCATGGCCAATGCGGCGGATGGGGATTTGTTTTGTCTTCCAACGCCTATGCATTTACATGCTTACAACTTGGTAAAGGACGATCAATATCCCGATCGCAGCTTTAGAATCTCTCTTACCTACCCAACGAAATGACGTCGAGTATGAACCAGCAGGCAGTAAAACCGGGCGAAATTCGGCTCGATCTCATTCCCATTGACTGGCCCTTGACCCCACTGGGTCCCAACAAAGATCCCTACGTCATGGGATGGCAAAACAAACCGTTTACTAAAGAAGAAATTGAAAATGAAATTATCAACGGAGAATGTAAAGCTATCGGATTACTTGGTGGTCCTGCCTACAACCATCCTTATGGTCTCGTTTGGGTTGATGTTGACGGACCATCCGTTTATGAACTCATCGAACAGATTTCCAACCTCCCAATACTCGATGCGTTGCCACCCACCCTTACCATCCTCAGTGGTAAAGCAGGCCGAGAGCGTCGCCTCTACAAAGTAAGTAAAGAAAAACAAAAGCATTTCATTCGTAACAAATACACATGGACCTCGCAGGGGTCCATGGAAAAACTTGAGATCTTGTGGAAGCGGCACCAAGGCGTATTGATGGGTGCGCATCCAGATACGCAAGGTTACTTCACTGCCGAAGGTTTGGGATTTGAATGGGCAGACAAATTACCTGAACTTCCAGATTGGGTATTGAATGGCATCATCACCAGGAATGCGAAACAAGGGCGTCCTGCTCAAGAAGTCTCACGCATCATCGGTAACTCGTTCGCAATCACCAGTCGCATTGGATTGGAACGTGATATGCAATTGGCAGTTTCTGCGATGTGGGCACTCCCCATTGAGGCAGTCGATGACTATGACATCTGGATTGCGATCGGACAATCGCTCCATGAATTGGACGAATCCCTGCTTGATCAATGGGATGAATGGTCCAAACAAAGTGACAAATACAAAGAGAACGAATGCCATAAGCGTTGGTTATCCTTTACAAAAGGTGGTGGCCGGGGCATTGGTACGCTTTACCATCTGGCTGAGCAGAATGGATGGAAGCGTCCGCAGGAAGACAAGGTTTCTTCCCCTGACGATGCTACGATCAATCTGGCGGCAAGCATTCTTCCCGAAATCGAAAGAAATGTGGAAGAAGAAATGAATCGCCTTCTCAACACTGCAACTCCAACCGACACAACTCTAATGAACACCGAAGATTATGGCGATGATGTACAACCTAAAAGCACCAGGAAGAATAAAGAGAAGGAACTCAGGCAACCTAAGAACGAAGTTGCGGACAAACTACTTGGAATCTATGCAAACAATCTGCTCTTTAGTCTTCCGCACAATCAATTCTTTATGTATGACCCTAGCCAGGGTCTGTGGAACAAAGTAAGCAAGATTGAAATGCTTGGTGATATCCGTTCCAAGCTACAAGCTCTCCTTACTAGTGGTTGGTTGCGCGAAGGGTTTAGCTTTCAAATGCTTGATGATATGTTCAAGCAACTGCAAGCAATGGTCCCGTGTGATAAATGGCACGAGGCAACGGACGTCCTGCTATTCACCAACGGTGTACTTGACGTCACAACAAAGGAACTGCGGCCATTTGACCGTAATTTGCATATGACGCAACAAATGCCATATGCCTATAACCCTCAAGCAACCTGCGAACCGATCATTGATTGGCTTCGTTACACGCAGCATGGTTCCGAAAAACGTACGCAAGTTCTTCGTGCATGGCTGCGAGCAACTCTTCTTGGTCGCCACGAACTTCAAAAGTTTCTTGAGTTGGTTGGTCCTGGTAAGTCTGGTAAATCCACCTACGCAAACCTATGTGTTGCATTGGTAGGCAAACGTAACGTCTGCTCCACAGAGTTAGAACAGATTGAGAAGAACCGATTTGAAACTGCAAGTTTCATGGGTAAGAAAATCATTCTGTTCCAGGACTCTGACCGTTATGGTGGCAGTGTTTCGAAACTAAAAGCCATCACTGGTGGTGACTGGATTCGTTCTGAGTTCAAGTATCAAGCAGATCAACTAGAGCCTTTCCAGTTCCAAGGTGTTGTCATTATTACTGCTAACGAAGCAATTCAATCCACCGACTACACCTCAGGTCTTGCTCGTCGCCGCCTCACTATTCCGTTCGACCGCCCCTTCACTGGTGGGCAAGCGCAACAACGTACCTTAATGGGTTTTGATAGTAAGGGTACTCCTGAAGGAGATTTTGCACCCTTGCTTCCAGGGCTTGTTAACTGGATCCTAGATATGTCTGAGTCGGAAATGCGTGACTACTTGATGGAGACATCAAAGCACGTTGACTTCTTCCAGGCTTATGAGAAGGATCAAGCCATTCGTTCCAATCCGATTTTGGATTGGCTGGATAAACGCGTTATCTTTGTACCTGGGGCAGAAGTTGCTATGGGTACTTGTAAGCCTTCACCAGGAGGCGTAAATTACTATGTCGACTGGACTACGCAAGTGTATCCGTCTTACGCAGAGCATTGTCGTAGTGCCAACGTTGGTGTGTCGGGGCGTTCTCGCTTTGAAGTCCTACTCATGGACATCTGTAAAAACCAACTGAAACTAAATGTCTACGCAACCAAAAAGACCAATGGTCTGGTAATTCACAATATCTTGATACGTGATGGCGTCAGGGATGACTACAAGTGTTACCCCTCCATTCTGGAAGTAGCTGCAGATCCTGCCAAGTACAAAGTAGAGTACGGTGTTAATCCTGCAATAATGGAAGAAGACATCGCAACAGATCATTGAGCAACGGTCGTCATCTGATCCTTGACCTTTATGGTTGTGATCAAAACCTTTTAGATAACTACGAGGAGCTCCAGCGTTTGCTGGAAGCTTCTCTTGTTTTGGCGGGAGCAAATATCTTACGTATCTTTGGTGAGAAATTTGAACCGCAAGGCGTTACATTGTTGGCACTACTGTCTGAATCCCACGCATCTATCCACACGTGGCCAGAAGTAGGGTATGCGGCAGTTGATCTGTACACATGCGGTGATACCACGCTCACACATCGTGCCGCAGAATTCTTGAAAGCAAAACTCAAAGCAACAACAGCGGAAGAAAAAGAGCTTGTGCGATCAATTGAACCTCTTAATTGTGTAGAGTAAATCGGAATTATTCCGATCTAATGACTAAAAAAGCAAAACTTTTGTGGTGTGGTGACATCGTTGCCATGACCGGCTTTGCACGTGTAACTGAAAATGTTATCTCTCGTCTGAAAGACGACTTTGAAATTGTTGTTCTTGGTAACAACTGGTGGGGTGATCCAACGCCACTTCAGCAGGAGTACAAGATGTACCCGTCATCTAACCGTCATCAGACCGCACCCTTTGGTGAGCAACGCATTCGTGAGATTGTTGAGCGTGAGCAACCCGACGTGGTATTTACGATCAATGATATGTGGATTATTAATGAGCAATACAATCAAATCAAGGATCTGCACAAGGCTGGCAAGTTTAAATTTGTTGGCTATGCACCGATGGATTCGTATGCATGGACAGGTTGCTTAGCAGATACTGCCAATGAATGGGACGCTGTAGTTTCGTACACAGAATTTGGTGCACACGAATTTATGGCTGGTGGTATCACCAGGCCTATCTCTATTATTCCGCATGGTGTGACTCCTGGTCAGTTCTATCCGGTAGATAAGGCAGAGGCACGCCGCAAGCTGGGACTTAAAGAAGACAGCTTCATTGTTTTCAATGGTAACCGCAATCAATTCCGTAAACGGATCGACATCACAATCAAAGCATTTGCTGCGTTTGCGGTAGATAAACCTGATGCAATGCTTTACCTGCACATGGGGCTCAAGGACCAGGGCTGGGACATCATGGAGGTGTTTGCACGTGAGATGACACGTGTAGGCCTTGATCCAAATGGACGCATCATTATGACGTCAAATCAACCCAGTCCTCCGAATGTATCGGTGGAAATGCTGAATGACATCTATAACGCATGTGATGTGGGTGTCAATACGTGTAAAGGTGAGGGCTGGGGTCTTGTCAACTTTGAACACGCTGCCTGTGGTGTGCCGCAGGTAGTGCCCGACCATACGTCATGCAAAGAGATCTTCGAGGGCTACGGCGAACTAATCCGTTGCGACCACATCGATGTGGATACCAACTACGCACGTGAGATGCCATGCCCGTCCTCTGACCACCTTGCTGAGATCTTGACGTACCTGTACCAAGACAAAGGCATTCGTGAATGGGTTGGTACACGCTGCCGGGAACGTGTGCTGGACTCACAGTTCTCATGGGACACAGTTGCGTCTCAATTTGGTGGCATCTTTGAGGAGGTGTTGTCCCAAGAACCTGAACCTGTGGCAAAACCTAAAGAAAAACGGAAGGAACGAAAGGATCGTACGAAGACCCGGAAGCTTGGTAAGTGACATTTGATGGTACGCATGTACTGTGGAAAACGTACGGAGAGGGGTAAAACAATGAATACCGTCCTATTCAAGGATGAATACAGTCTTATCTAACCCTCTATAGGGTTTCATACGTTGTTAAAACAGTGTTGCATTTGTGGAAAAAATCATGAAGCCACACAGAGGTGCAACACTTTTTCAACACAGTATGAAACCCTATATCTAAGTAAATAAGGCGGTATTCATCCCTCCACAAGCCGGTATTCACAGTTTCTCTTGCGTACACTTCCCAACAGTGGTACAGTGTCATGGTCCCCACCACCAGGAGGTCATGGCACGCACCTACCTAGAGATGCTTCCGCTTTGGTACGTACAGGACCAGCTAGAGCTCTCTGACCAATACGCGACAGGTCTTGCGTGGAAGACGCAAGCACGTGGTCACAAGCCCGGTGACATGGCTGGCCGGCAGCATGGCAAGTACTGTTACGTCTCTCTTTGCGGCGCACGGTACCAAGCGCATCGCATCGTGTACTACTTACGTACTGGTAGCGATCCAGGGAACGCAGACGTCGTTCACGACCCCTCCAACGTCACGTACGACAACCGTCAGGAACTAGCCCTCAAACAACGCCGCACCCGTCCTGCGCCTTCATACCGACGCCGCACACGTAACGCCGAAGGAGAGCTGGTCTACAACCTAGAGAACGGCATGTCCTTTCACAAGTACCAACGCCTCATCGGCAACCCACTCAGTTCCTAATCATGGCCAACTACACCAAACGCATCAAAGAACTGGCTTCTGTACTGTCGCCTTTCCGGTACGTCGCCAGCATTGAGTTACTTACGGATGCACAGTTAAGTGCACACGGTTATTACAGGGGCTTCATATGCCCCCATGGGCATACCATTCGTGACAAGACCTATCATTGGTGTTACGAATGTGTTCGTAAAATTTCCAATAACAACTGTGGTTTTGACATCAACTATATTGATGGCTTGTACAAACATCGCCTGCTATCCATCTGGAGCAAGATACCTGTAAAAGATTTTGAAGAGTGCTGGGAAGCACCTGTGTTAACAAAGTCGCGCATTCGTTTCCCTTCCTATCGTTCTGCTAACAGTAAAAACCTAGCTGAAAACATTAGTGCACATAAAGTCATTTATCAATGTGCATGGGGAGATGTCGGCAAGATGGTTGTAACACGTACGTGCCGCAATAAAGATTGTCTTAATCCTTTGCATATGATTTCAAGTTGGAATCGCACTTTCCCACCCGTTGAGATCCAACCGTTTCATCACACGTTTGATCCCAGTAAACTGATGCACGCCGCAGATAACCAGCTAAAAAAAACACCTGAACCCATTATGAAAGCTAAGTACAAACAAACGATTCAACATCCGTTGGTGAACAAAAACACCCCGGATTATGATGATACACAGGAGCTGTATTACGGTTCATATGCCCAGGGATTCAGTAGTTAGTCAAGAGCAACGAACTAAAAATAATCCATTAGTACTTGGTACTTTTGATCAGCTTTCGCTGCGTTATTTACGTGGCAATCTTGGTGCAAAGTACCAAGTAAAAACCAACGGGTTTGGCGGCGGTACGTACAACAATTGGTTTCAGGTCAACCTTTCGGCACCTGCTTGGATCATTGTTGCCAAAGGGCCGCCGCGCCCTACATACATTAACGTCAGCGTTTATGATCTCAACAACATCCCTCAGACAGATCTGCCTGTGTTCCAGGCTGATTCACTGACTAATGGTGTTAACAATCTAGGGGATGTGTACATTCCTTACCTTGACACGGTAATGAGTGTTCAATCCGATTTATACAATACGTTTGATCGGTTACGTCTTGATCGTGGTGATGATCGCTATTTTCCCTTAGGACCAGGTAGTTATCTTATTTGTGTTTCATCTACACGCAATGAACCGCTTGCTTACGAACTTGGTGTTGTTATTGAATTTACCGACAACGAATCTTTTTTTGAATTAGAAGATCTTGACGGTAGTGTTTGCTTGCAAGAAGACGCTATTGATGAAGAAAACGCTAAGATTATTCTTGAGGTAGGCAATGATGAGTATTACACCACAATACACGATCACTCCTTGTCGGAATGGGAAAATGCATGGTATAGAGAACATCAAGATACCGATCGTTTCCCCGAAGTTTTTATTCCGTTAACAAACAGGCCATGATCAAATTTCTACGTTCTTTGTTTAAGAAAAAAGTATTAAGACACTCACCAACAACCGCTTGGTTAAGCTATTGTAAAAGCAATCCATCGGCATTAGAGTGCCGCATGTATGACGTATGACCCTCTTAGATCCTCCTCAGAAACCGCAAGAACCCAAAAAAGTACCCGCTCGGGTCACAGAAGCTACTGAAAAAGACTGGGAAGATTTTTTTGCCGAGCAAGAAAATCTAGAATACTTAAGAGAATTTGACCGGTAGAATAAAGAAAAATATGTGTTGTTATGAATTTAAACAACTATGTTGAAGCTGCGCTTGCTGTTCATGCAGCGGCTTCTGCTATTACTGCGTTAACGCCAACCCCCAAAGATGATGCTGTTGCAGTAAAAGCGTATCGCGTAATTGAATTGCTTGCATTGGTTGTAGGCCGTGCTAAAGAACCAGGTACCGAAAAACGACGTAAGCGTCGTTGATCTTAGTAGTTCCAACGAACGCGAGGCTTGCCTTCTCTAACGCCAAGGTGTACAAATCCTTTTGGTGCTCCATGGCCTACTGAGTACGGCCAATTTCTATCGCACCATTCTTGCACAGCATAGATCCCATCTCCTTCAACATAAAAATCAATAGCGCCCTTGGACGGTGCGTCGTAAGTATGCTCACTGTTCTTGGCGCCACCTACTTGTGTATTGATGGGTTCTGGACGAGAAGCACTAGTAATGATAAGTGGCTTGTTACCAAATTGTTTGCGGACTTTTTCCAGGAATAAACAAAGTTCTTTTGCTGTGTCACATTGATATTGCTTGGTAAAACGGCGCGCTTCTTGGTTTAATGTCAATTCACCATAAGTAATATTGGGTGTGATTTTGTAAGTAAATGGGCTCCAAGGAGTAAAGTTATTTACATGCGGGTCAATATCATCCTTTTCTCCTATGCTTTGAAGTTGACGATCCATAATTTGAATTAATTTTGTGCTGTATTCAGGATCTGTAGCGTAACCTTCTTGAACTAGTAAACGTGCGCATTCATTCCTGCTAGCAGCTTTGTTAACGCCTTTGTATTGTTTATAGTCTTTGTACCAACGATTCACAAGGTATGTGACACAGGTTGCAAGATCAGGAAAATCAAGGAACCCTGCTTTGATTGTGATCCACTGACCGTTAATAAATTCTTTAGTGTCAACCGTAGAGCCAGATCCTTTTAAACCAAAGTAATTGTTTTGACCTGATGTGTGTTTACCCCAACCAGATTCAAGTGCCCACTGCGCACTAACGCATTCCGGGAATTTGGCACCAGCTTGTTTTGCCGCTGCGTAAACACCGTCCCAAGTGTTTTCTGCTTCTAGAGAAGGTTTAGGTTTAGGTTTAGGCTTGGTTCTGTACTTAGACGCAAAAATGTCCAGGGTCTCTGCCGTAAGAGTCCCCTGGAGCCAATTCCATGCTTCAATTTGATGCGGCTCTTCGCTAAAAAATTTAGCTGCATCCGCAAGTTTAATAGACATATTAACCTAGAGCGTTAGTACAACTCTAGGTCAGGTTTATTTTTCACTCAGCAATTTCTTCTGTTGGTTCTTCTGTTTTTTCAGGAGCAAACTCAAGGGTTTCGACTAATTTACCAATGAGATTGCCAGCAAACGCAACAAGGTTGCCATCACCAGTAGCACGTGCAGCGCCAAAAGAATTGATAGCGGAAATTAGCTCAGCCTTAGTGCAAGCCATAACGAAGCAATAACTTCAAAGAGTATAACAAAAATCACCAGGGTACGCCAGCTTCAGAAGTCGGGTGTAATTTAGCTTCGATCTGGTTGTGAAGGGCTTCTTCAATCGAAACAACTTGATCAACGCCAAGTGCCGCCAGGGTCCAATTGACTACCTCTTCTTTAGTGAGTTCACTAAAAGGAGTGAAGTTATCAGGGTCGGGTTCACCAAGACCAACGCTGCCGTAGCAACTGGCAGTTTCACCGTCTTCTTCCAGTAATGCAGTCCAATGGACGGTGTATACAGCGCCATCAGGACAGGTGTCACCATCAGGAAGATGACGTTCGAGGTTAGCAATATCCCAAACAGTGTTAGCCATAATTAATGATATTTTCTTTTATTTTACCAGGGGTGATCAATGAAGACGGTTACTAGCTATCAGCAAGTCTCTTCATACCATTACCGTTTTCTTTATAGAGGCGATCCAAAGCAGCCAGCGCAGCAGTTTCTTTGGGTGGTGTTTTGAATAATACGAAGGCATTCCCTGAATCGCCGCTCGTTTTCTTCTTCACTGATCTGAGGCTCAGTGGTAGCAGCAAGGTAGGCGCGAGCTTCGTCAGCCATAGCGTGAATCCGAGCAACGTTGCCGGGAAGATCATGTTTTTCCTGAAAATAACTGGATGCATAATTCCCCCAGCCTTCAACATCATCGGCGGCATCGTGCAACGCAGAATGTCCTTCTTTGCCCGCTTGACTTTGTAGAAGTCAGTCTGCGGTTTGTGCTCTTTGCAGATGTTGCACTGACGCAGCGCGGGGCATGTCATCACCACGTGCTGATTGCGGTGCGCTTCCATGTGTTTGTGGCAGTGCAAACGTAAACGTAATTGGCATCCCAGCATATCTCGCCAGCTACGCCAGTATCGGTAGCCGATGCCGGTGTTTTTGCCGTCGCAATTCTGATGCGATTGTCGTTCACCTGTAAGAGTGATCCGCCAGACTGCGAGGACGTGCCAACTAACAACCTGCCGGAGCTGTCGATTCGGGCGCGTTCACTGCCAGCAGTCTCAACCGAAACAGTATCCGCAGCGGGGAATCGAATTGCAGTATTAGTGTCGCCGCCGTGGATAATCTTGTCGGCGATGGTTACGTCGCCATTGACATCCAGAGTTGTGGCAGGGCTTGTAACGCCAATCCCCACTCGGCCTGAGGTGTCAACAGTAAACGCTTGAGTGGAATTAGAGTCAGTGGATATAGAAAACTTATTATTTAAACTAATTGCAGCCCCGCCTGCGGTTGATCCGGCAAGAAGGCTAAGGTCAGTACCATTACCTCGTTGAAGCCGCAGTTCACTGGTAGTTGACGCGCCATACAAATGCAATGTTGCTCCATTTCCGATTGCTGGTGCAGGGCTACTAGTCCCCAGACCTAAGAGGCCACTACTGTCAACAAACAATCGCCCCGTGCCATTAGTCGAGATGGCTACTTGGTCTGCGCCGGGGGAGTAGATGCCGGTGTTGGGGTCAGCAAGGAAAGACCAAACAGGTGCTGCAGCGGTACCAAGAGAACCTGCTTCAATTTGACCTGCAGAATCAATACGTAAACGTTCAGTTGGTGATGGCAAGCCATCAGCAGTAACGGAGAACACTAATTTTGTTGGACCGTCATTGTCGCCCCAAGTACCATCAGCGGAGGCCGCAATTGATGCGCCTTCAATAAACTGATCGCCATCTGAACCGCTGAAGCGGATGGCACCCAGTACGTCAGTACTTCCTACAGCAGTATGCGTTCCGACCGTCCCACTATCGGACCTACATAGAGACAAATTAGCGCCTGTGGCAGTGCCCGTTGACCAGCTATTTATTGAAACCTGAGCTTCGTGCGTATTGGTGCTGTGAATCTGCAGCAGTGGCTGCGTTGTTGCTGATGTACTTGTTACATACCCACTAGACGTGCCAACTAACAACCTGCCGGAGCTGTCGATGCGGGCAACTTCAGCGGTGTTGATCTTGGCGATAAACGGCGATGTGGCTGCCGCTGCGTTGATCTCTAGTGCGCTGCCAGGGCTACTAGTGCCAATTCCAATGCGCTCAGTCGAAGCGTCGACGAAGAACAAATTAGCGTTGGTGTCCCCTTCAATGCGGAAATCATAATTAGCGCCTGTCTCATTGATAACAGTTTCGCTAAATCCAATACTCAACCGATCAACGCTTCCAGTTCCAACAGGATCGCCTACTGTAAACGTTAATTTGTTACGGGCATCTAAAGATGAACCAGCACTGTTGGAGTATAGACGCAGATACTCTACGCCGGCGCTGTTACTAGCAATAACTAATTTGCCTCCCTCGTTACCGACTGCGTGACAGCGAATGGCGATTGCCTGATCATCAGTTTCTGCATCAACTTGCAGAGGGCCGTAGTTTAATCCGTTAGCACCATTAATAACAACAGTATTGGTAAGTGCATCAACACAGAGTAGATTCTGATTAGTAGTGCCTTCAACACGAAAATCGTAGTCGCTAGCATTATCGTTAATGACTAGTTCAGTTGTTTTGGCAACCAACCTTTGGGTACCGACTGTTTGAATTTCTACAGAAGTGTCGCCTCGTACATATGTGGTGTTAAGGGCACCTAGAGTAATAAAGTCACATCCAGCAAGAGTAAGGCCGTCACCGCCCCCGCCTGCAGAATGAGCAAGATAAGCATACTGATCCAACGAGGCCGAATAAAATGTTAAGTATTCTGTTGCTGTTGCGCCAAATGATGTTCCACCTCTACTAATAATGGCTATACCGTTGGTAGTGGAAACAGTTGGATCTGGTGTAGGCGCTAAGCCGTCAAAATGAACATTACTTGCAATCGGGACATTAGCAATAGTTTGGGTGCTTCCCGGTCCTATCCTTACAATACCGCTGTCTGTAATCGTAAACCTTGTAACACCACTATTTGTGATAGCAATGCTATTAGCTCCTCTTGAATAGATTCCAGTGTCGGAATCCCCGCTAAAACTAATTGATGGATTTGTAGTATTTCCAGTAGCAAACACACCTGATGTAATTGTGGCAATCCCGCCTGTAATACTGTTAAAATTACCCGTCGTAAAGGTTGCTGTTGTTCCTGTTAGCGAAATAAAATTACCATTCGTAAAGTTTGCTGTTGAACCGGTTGTTGTTGTTCCGGTTAATGAAGTAAAAGTACCAGTAGTAAAGTTTGCCGTTGTACCGGTCGTTGTTGTTCCAGTTAATGAAGTAAAAGTGCCAGTAGTAAAGTTTGCAGTCGTGCCGCGAGATGTCGTGCCTGTTAATGAAGTAAAATTGCCTGTTGCAAAGTTTGCCGTTGTACCGGTCGTTGTTGTTCCAGTTAATGAAGTAAAAGTGCCAGTAGTAAATTGTGCTGTATCACCTGAAACTATAGTTGTAAATACGCCTGATATTGCATTAACAATATTGCCTGTAATAGTTGTGCCACTGAGTGTTCCCGTGATTCGTACACCGGAGGCAAAGAAACCAGAACCAAGAACGTTTAAATCACCGGATACAGTTGTATTTGTAAAAGATAAGTTGGTTGCCTGAAGAGTATTAAAAACGCCAGTCGCGGCATTAACCGTTGTTCCCGTAATCGTCGTACCACTGAGGTTAACAAAAACTCCTGACGTTCCTTGAATGGTATTACCAGTGACTGTTGCTCCAGAAACACTTGTGGTAAAAACACCTGCAATACCCGTCAGGTTTGTAAAAACCCCCGTATTTCCTGTGACGGTTAGGCCAGAAACAATCGTTGTGAAAGTACCGGTTGTGCCAGTAACGCTTGTAAAATTAGCGTTATCGCCAGTAATAGTACTGCCACTGAGCTGAGTAGTAAACGTACCCGAAACACCATTGACTACAGAGAATAACCCCGAAGTACCAGTAATTGTTGTTCCTGAAACACGACTAGTAAAAACACCAGATACGCCAGAAACAGTTGTTGCACTAACATTGGTTCCCGTAATTGTTGCGCCACTTAGATTGGTAAATGTTCCGGAAACACCTGTAAGTGTTGTGTAATTTCCTGTGTTCCCAGTAATAAATGCACCAGATAAAACCTGGGTAAAGACACCAGAAATACCACTAATGTTACCAAAAGCACCCGTATTTCCTGTAACGGTTGCGCCAGAAACCCTGGTTGTAAAGGTACCAGAGACACCGGTAGTATTTGAGAAACGTGCCGTATTACCTGTAATGGTGGCACCTGAAAGCAGCGTTGTGTAAACTCCAGTTACACCAGTGACGGTTGTAAATTGAGCTGTGGTTCCTGTGATGGTTGTTCCGGAAAGCGTGCCAGTGACCTGAACACCGTTTGCAAATTGAGCTATGCCAGTAACAGTAAATCCGCTTGCGACGGAAAGATTACCACTGACGTTAAGGACGGGAGTGCTAAGGGTTTGGAATGAACCTGTTGCTGCAGCAACCGTTGTCCCAGTAATTGTTGTACCGCTTAACGCCGTAAAAACTCCACTGGTTGCGGATAAATTATTTCCTGTGATCGTCGCACCGGATAACGTTTGGTAATTACCACTGGTAAATAGTGCAGTCGTACCGGTTGCAGTCGTTGTGGTTACGGTGCCTGCATTAAGAGTTGTGCTTTGCAGTGCATTGCCCGTAATTGTGGCCCCACTAATAGTGCCACTAACTGTTGCATTATTCTGAACAACAATACCACTAAAAGTGCTAGTGCCAGTTGCTGTTATAGCATTGAATGTACTTGTACCAGAAACGGATAAATTTCCAGTAATGGTAACGTTTCCGCTAATCGTTGCTCCGCTGGTGCTTGCGTAGTACTGATCTAAATAAGAGCGGAACTCCGTAAAAGTAAGTTTTTTGTTGCGCAGTGTCGGGTTCACTTCAAAAACGTGAACCAGCGTAAGTAGATCCTGGTCTACAATCTCGTTCGCTGCAATTGCAGGAAATTCGGTAATACGGCGGTTTGCCACTTATCTACTGCGCAATTCTTTCCTTTATTATAGTGCGGTTTATTTAGCGTACCCTAATCTCAAGACGTGGCAATAAATTAGTACCTAAGTACCAAAGCCCTTGAATTCCTGTTACAATTCCACAAGAAAGCAATAGTACCAACAGCAGTTCCGCCACGGTTAAATTACGCCGCACATACACAACTTGCGGTGGCATTTCTACAGATGTGCGGTAAGGTGCTGTTTGCTGGATGGCTAACTCCATCGCACGTGCTTTCATTTCTGCCAACGCTTCAGGAGTGATTTGACCTTCTAAAGTCTGTTGCATGGGAGGTTGGCTAGGTGGAATTTGCTCTTCCATGATCACAAAGTTGTTTACAAAAGACTAGCATTTAATTAATCGGAGTGCAGTATGCCGTACGGACTACGCAAAGGCTTGGAAGACATTGCTTACGAACTAAAAGGAATTAGAAATATCCTTGGTTCCATGTGGCACAGCCGATACTCAAACACTGAGACTGACATTGCCAACCCCGAAATGTTTGCAGATGAATACATTTCGACAGAAGAATGTGGTAGGCGTCTAGGGGTCTCCGATCAAACCATCCGCAACTGGATTGCAATCGGTAGAAAAAACCCTGATAAAGGCTGGGTAGAAGGCATTCATTATGTCAACGTTTCTCCTGACGTTCACAAAAAAGCAGTCTTGCGTATTCCATGGAATCGCCTCATTCAGTCTTTTGCTAAAAACGAAAACATCAATCTTAAAAACCTACGTGCGCAGTATCACTTATATCATGCAACCAAAGAGGTTCTTGAGTGATGGCACATCGTTTTAAGGGAATTGATATCGATGCCATTACTATCGATAACCATGAAGAGCTACTGCCCAAATCCCTGGCAGATCAAGTGGAAATGTTCTTACCACCCTGGGGTTCCTTCGATGATGGTTGCTTGCGTCGCTACCTAGAAAACTTAAAAAACTATGAAGAAGAGGATGCCAACTCTGGTATGACCTTGGCCAATCGATTACGACTGGCGTTCAAAGATCTGAACCCAGACACAATCTGCGGCAAATTTCCACAAGCGGAGTTGCCTCTTAAACGTCGGTTGCGATGTGTTGCCGAGTATTTGATCAGGTCCGGGGAATTTGATAAGGTACGAGACGAGCAAGGAAAACTCTGCAAGAAACGCGGCGTGCTTGGCAAGTTGGTTGTCTTGTACCAGCCAACTCCAAAGCTGTTAGAATCTCTGCATCGTCAAGGGCTATTAAAAAGTGGATCGCCGTGAGAAGTTAATTGCGTCAGTCATTGGTCCTGAACTAGACGAAACCAAGGCAAAAATGCTTGATACCACTGTCAAGCTCATCCTTGGGGACATGGGCGCACAGTACGTTAAGTTTTGGGACGCAGAAGGTCCTGGCGTCTTGGTATTTCAGCCTGACAATAAAGAGCGGTCTATATTCTTTTGGACGTTAAAAGAAATTCACGCAGCAGAAGAAGATTGCGAACATAACAATAACGGTGATCTTGCCGAGACATTACGCCGCATTCTTGCCGCTGCACAAAAGATTGATCCGATGGAAAAAGCAGGGTATATCATCAATGATGATAAGGGTCTTCGCTATTTGGAAATAGCGTATAACAACATCGTTAACAATGACTGAGAAAGGTATTCGCGGCGTATCTGCCAGGGTTGAAGGCGCAGAACTCATCACCAACGCAGACTTGGTTCATGCTGCCAATGAACTTCTAGGCGGCATTGACCTGGATGTGGCTAGCTCCAAGGTTGCCAATGAGTACGTACAAGCGACTGAATACTACACACCTGTGGATGATGGGTTAAATAACCAACAATGGTACGGAAGCTGCTATTTGTTTCCACCAGCGGGATCATACTTCTGGGACCAAAAGAACCAACGGTGGAAGATGACACGCGCTTCGTCGCTGACGTTGACTTCTTCGCATGCCGTATGGTTCCGCCGAATGTACCATGCATGGCTGGCGGACGAAATTGAGCAAGGGCTTTACTTCAGCAACTGCCCTGACATGATTCGATATGAGCCAAAAATCTTTAAATTCCCTATGTGCGTTCTACGTACCGTCCCTTACCTGCTCCGTAATCTTGATGGAAATGTAGAGAAAAAACAAACGTGCACATCTTTCTTGGTCTACCTGCCTCCCAAAGATCGGTCAGGAGATGCAGTAGAACACTTCTGTAAAATCTACGGCGAACGTGGCCATCTCCTTGTAGACTGAACAAGCTATCGAGGTCTTATGAGCGTCCTGGCCGATTGGGAAATCAAAGAGCGTGCCAAAAAAGAACAAATGATCGAACCCTTTGTTGATCGTCTGATCAGCAAAGAAGATGGTCGGCGTTTGTTAAGTTATGGACTTAGCTCTTACGGATATGACATTCGTTTGTCCCCTAGCCAGTGCCTAATCTTTGGTAAGATTCAAACCGGTGATTGCGATCCAAAGGCCTTTGACGAAAGTATTTTAAAGCCTGCGGAGCTTCTGGAAGATGAACGCGGCAAATACTTTCTTCTTCCTCCGTATGGGTATTGTTTAGGCGTTGCACAAGAACGTCTGAAGTTGCCTCGTGATGTCACTGTTGTTGCAGTTGGTAAATCGACGTACGCACGCTCAGGAATTCTAGTTAACATCACGCCCGCTGAAAGTGGGTGGGAAGGTTACCTGACGCTTGAAATCAGTAATTGCACTGGTCTATTCAATCGTGTCTATGCAAACGAAGGTATCACTCAACTGCTTTTCTACCGTGGTAATCCTTGTGAAGTCAGCTACCAAGATCGAAAAGGTAAGTACCAAGACCAACCAAATACCGTAGTATTTCCACAGGTTTAACTACGTCCAAACAATTGTTTGGGTTTGTTTGCATACGCGGTAGACCCTGCACGCCCACCACTGTCACCAGCCGTGGCACTGGTGGGTTCGTTAATCAGTTGATTCTTTTGATATTTGCCAGCAGCACGTGCACTCTTCATGAAACGGTCAACGCGTGCCACTGCTCCTTTTGATGCGGAACCAACGACACCTCGTTCTTGCGGTCGCACGTACCGCAGATCTACGTTATAAGCTCTTCCAGGGTTCAGATCCGTTGGTACCCCAGCAGAAGTGCCGGAGTCCTTGGCTGCGTCGTAAGTCTCTGATCTAAACTTGCTCATACTATCATTATAGAAAGGATATATCGCTAAGAAAACAATGCGGCCCTCCATGTTTTTGCAAGAGTTTGCAGCAAATAATGATCAAGTAAAGTGCCGTTGTATTGGTTTCGAGGATTTTGGTGCACCTCTCGATACTGAAACCAACGACGTACCTCTTCAAGATATGTATAACACGGGTTTAGTTGCTCCCATGGATGGCATGCAACGCAACCCACTTAATATTGAAGGTCAAGGTTTGTATGGTCAACGTCCAGGCTTGACGGGTTACATTCCTTCCATGGAAGAAGGTATGGAATTATATGGTGCAAACCCCAAGCCTCCTGGCATTCAAGGCAATATCGAAGGTGATCCAGATGAGCTGGAACTCTTGCTTTCTGCCAAACGCAAAGGCTTAGTGCGTTAAACCTGCTAGGCTGTCTCAGTCGGCATTTTTACAATGGACATGTTTTCCCCTGTTGACGAAACCAATGGGTGCGTAGATGGTGTTTGTCCAGTTCCCTGGGTTACAATTAAACCGCTTGAAACAACTCCCACAATCAAAGAAGATGTTGTAAATCATCCTTCTCATTACACCGATGGTGGAAGTATCGAATGTATAGAAGCAATCGAAGCACAATTAACTACGGAAGAATATCAAGGTTATCTCCGTGGAAACTGCGTAAAATATTTATGGCGATGGCGCAATAAAGGCGGAAAAACAGATATTGATAAATGCCAATGGTACCTGGAAAGATTGCAGCAAACTTTAGAAGCCTAGATATTTGCTAGTATGATGTGGTACGATTCAGGAAGTCTTTTACCACTTCATGAAACATAAACCACTTCCGTCACAAGAAGAGCTAAAAGAGCGTTTTCTCTATGATGAAGAAAGGGGAAGGTTGTTGTATAAAACACCTCCTTCTCCTTCTTTTAAACACAGACAAAATTGTCCGGCGGGTTCCAAGCATCCGGAGGGTGGTTATCAAGTTTGTTATAAATACAAACGATACTTGCACTGCCGTTTAGTTTGGGTTTACGTACATGGCTTTGATCCGGGTGCTTTAGAAATTGACCACATTAATGGTAATAGAGCTGATGACCGAATTAAGAATCTACGACTTGCAAACAGAATAGAACAGCAATGGAATGTTGGCAAAACAAAAAGAAACACAAGTGGCTACAAAGGAGTTAGTTTTTATAAACGTTTAAATAAATGGCGCGCAGATATAACAGTAGATAAAAAACGAAAAACATTAGGATATTTTAATACTGCCGAAGAGGCGAGTACGGCTTATCAAAAAGCCGCAGCTATTTTGCATGGCGATTTTAAAAATTTTGGATAACAGTGGTACCTAGATCGTCTTATTCAATTGGACGAAAGTCAAAAGGGATGAGCGTAGTGTAAATCGTCGTCATCGTCCGACTCGTCCTGCATACAAGCCAGGGCGAGTTCACTGAGTTCCAACTCACTAGGCAGATCCCACTCAATATCAATTCCTTCAGAACACATGATTTCTTTGACGGCTGCCCATTCCATCATCCGTTGGAAGTACAGGTTTAACAGTGCAGCCTGCAGTTCTTCCCAACACATCTCCTCTGTTTGCAGCTCAGCTTTACGCATGGCAAACTGAAGTTCTAAAGGTAATTCAAACTCTTTACGTGTGGATTCGTTCTCCATGGAAAGCCTGAGTGCTGCATTTATTCTAGGACGCTAGTCACTTGAAAAGGCAGAGGCGTCGTCAAGCTTGAAACGGTTAGCAAATTCTGCAAGCGCATAGGGATTAATTGTCGCTTCCAGGGTTCGGATTGCTTCCGTTTCATGGGGCTTCGCACCATAGCTTCTGAACGCACGCAGCAGTACGTCTGTGGCAACCCAAGGCCTGGCTTCAACGTCGGCAAGGAATAGGTTGATCTCTTCCCTGCGTCGTTCCAGGAGACCACCGATGACTTTGTGATCTGCATCAAAGACCCACCGTGCAATTTCTTCTGTTACACCAACGTAGTCATCGACCTCAAGACAGTCAATAATGGAGCTGTACAGGAAACTTTCCCAACCAACCGAATGACAGAATGAAAGTAATGCTTGGTGCATGCACTCGTCCAAGCCTAGGTTCAACTTCAGAAGTTCTGTGTTTAGAACGGTGAGTTCATCGACAAGATACTCCAAGGCTTTGCGTTGTGTGCAGCACTGGGTTTTCTTTACAACACTGCCGTCAGGATAATACTGTGTACCAAATCCAATCGTGTAGGGCTCTGCACCTGTTTGAGGATCTGGGTAAGCAAGTTCATTGAAACCTTCGTAACGACAGATTAAATCAATCGCTTGCCTGTAATTATCCATAGGGGTAACAAGTGTTACCCCCAAGTATACATAATTTTTACTTGCCTTGGCCGCGAGACAGTTTACGTCCATGGCTAGGACGTGAATGCTTGCCGTCCCCCTGACGAGTTTTCTTGGGCTTGGACTCAATTAAGATCGTAGTGGACTTAGGCTTTGCCATGTTGCTGTTGTGGCTGCGTTCAAAGTTTAACGTAGATTACCAGGCTTTGCACGACCAGTAGCCAGCACTGAGCTTGCTCTTGGGTTCATCACAGTTATGTCTTGCGCGAAAATTTTTACGGCGCTCTGGATTGTCCCGTTTAATTTCCATGTTTGCGTCGCCAAATCGCACAATCTTTTCCTTACCGTCTTCGCAAGCTTTTACAACTGACTTTTTGCCACCTTGAATGTCGCGTCTCGGCTTATTGCACTCCATGGAATCCTTGTGGATCTTAGCGGCACTAGCGGCTTTCTTATGTTTACTCATGATTAATACTTCGGTGTGAAGCCTTTAAAGGCGTTGGTAAAACTATCAAGGAAACCTTGGCCTGATTTTGATTTTGCTGTTGTAGTGTCTTCATCGTCATCGTCGTTATAAAGACTGAAGTACGATTCGTTTTCCGTAGAAGAGCTTGTTTCTTTAGCCTTGTCTTCGTCTGCAAACAAACTTTCAACAGAGCCAAGGGCTTCAAATGGATCGCTGCTGCTTAATCCACTAAATATACCACCCTCTTCAAATCCTTTACCGGCCTGTGTTAATAATTCCATATCTTCTCGATTTACATCAGGCATAAATTCGTTGTAGAAATCATCTTCTGTTCCAGCAAACCCTGCGTTCTTAAACACGTTATAGAGTTCAGTTTCATTCGGGTTAGCACGCGCCGCAGTGTCCTCTGCACGCTCAATATAGTCTACGCCAAGTTTTTCTTGTGTTACTTGTTCTTTTTTCTCGTTTAAATACTTAATTGCTTCACGTATTTTTGTTGCTTCTCCTGTTTGAAACGCTTCTTCAATATAGGTTTTTACTTCTTCAATACCCATTTCCTTACCTGACAGTCCCATTGACTCAAGTATTTTTTCCCATTCGGGTTTATTCTTGACAGGGTCAATACCTTCTAGCATTTTGTCCGCATATTCCTTAGGCGTCACAAAATTTAAGAAAGATACGCTACCTAGATTTACCTTTTCATTAGCAATAGCCGGAAGAATGCTGTCATCGATAAATGACTGTGCACTATTTAAGGATAATTTGTCACGTGCTGGATCAAATCCTTGGTGAATACCATACACTTGATAATGTAATTTTGCAAACTGTGCTTTATCGTTTACGTTGTAACCGTACAAATAAGCTAATTGATTCCAAGTGGACGGTGGATTCGTACCTGGCACAACTTGCTCACCGTTTTTCTTTGCTGTTTTCCAATCTTCGTTCACTCTTGTTGTCTGTAGACTGTGTTGATCAGTGCTTACATCGCCTCCGGAAGGATTAAAATAAAACTCTGAATCAAATCCAGAAGTTCCTGATGTCTTAATCGTATCTAACCATTGTTTTGCACGTAAGTCTGCCATGCTTTTTAAAGAGTTTAATGCGCTTTGTGTTTGAAAAATATTTTCTTCTCCTTGTGTAACATCCATATAACTCATAAACTCTGACATGGAACGAGACGTATTGAACCGTGGATTTAAATAACGTTTAATATAATCTTCTGCAAATTCTTTATCCACTACATATTGCTTAGAGGCATCTTGCCAATCCGAAAAAGAAGCACCTTCTTCATAACGTTTTGTCAATGTCTCATCAAACCATTTTTGCCAGTTATATACTGAGTTTGATCTTGAGGGAATGCCAGTAATGGACGAGAATTGTTTTTCCAAACTATCTTCTGCTTTTTCTTGATCTTGTCCACCTAAAGAAAGAATGCCTCCTACTCCTGAGTCTCCTAACAACGAATTAGCTAGCTCTTCATTCATGTTAAAAATCTCACTAAAACCTGACATCCCACTATAAAAATCATACTCTTGTTCTTTGGCGCGTTGTTTTTTATACTCTTTTAATGTTTCATTGAATGTATCAACTGTTAATGATCTAAATTTATCAGCAGCCTCTTGTTCTTTTGGTCCAAGAACACTAGCTAATTTGCCTTCAAGTATTGTTTCTCCTCGCGACATTTTTGCTTGTGTGCGAAGGCTTTCTGGTATTTGTGTAATAGTTGGAATGGTTAAGTAGCCACTTGCCCGATCTTCTGCATCTTCTGGAGATAGCGAAGAAATCCATTGCTTCAAAAACTCAGGATCTTGTGCAGCTTCCCACTCTTTTAAATTACTGTAGGAGCCAAGGCCCATTACCTGGTCGCGATACTGTTGGTATTGCGCATCAGTTACTGGTACTTCTTTATACTCTTCTGCTTGCTCTGCTTTAGTAACTGCGTTGCCACGCTCACTTTTGCCGTTAACAACTGCATAGTTATATTGTAAAAAAGTGTTTTGATCATATCTACCTACCAAAGAAACATTTTCGTAAAGGTTTCCGCCAATATTTATAGTACCTCCGAGTTCTTTTTGCCATTGATTAAAGGCAGCTTTACCTTGTTGTGTTGTCATATAATAACTAGGATCAAACGCACCCATTGGTGGTTGGTATGCCTTATTACTTGCTGGATTCCATTTGGGAACTTTACCGTAATACGCATTGACTAAATTTTGTACTGCACCTGAATTGCTTAAGATTGTTGACTCTATATCGCCCAGGTTATTTATACCACTTGCAATGTCTTGAAAATTAGTACCGTCGCTACTGTTATATCTATTAGCAAAGTCTTTGAATTTTTGCTGTGCTCCCGTTCCTATTAAATCGGTATTGACTGAAAGAGTTCCATTAGGCTGTATTGAAAATTGTCCTCCTCCCGGTAATATCCGCGTTTCATTTTTACCGTTGTTATTCCAATGGGTTGCGCCCCACTGTTCTTTTGTTTGTGAATATGTTTTTGGTAGAACACGTCCTTCTTTGCTGCCATACCTAGTCCAATGGTCTTGTCCCCAGGCTGTTTTATTTGTTGGATATGTTTTTGGTAAAACACGTCCTTCTCTACTACCATTGTTCTTCCAATGATTTTCCCCCCACTCTTGAATCTCCTTGTTAGTTTTATTAGAACCTACAGCAGCTTTTAAATCTGGATTTGATAGTACGTATTGCACGTAATCTGGTGTGCCTGTTGCTTCAAACGCGCTTAATAAATCAGGGCTACTATTAACATATGCATTGTAATTAGGTGTACCGGAATTAATGTAGGCTTGCGCTAAATCACCATACGCATCTACGTAATCAGAAAAAACGCCCATTGTTTAACACTCGCCAAAAATAAAAACAGACTGTTGCTGGAGCCAGGCTTCAATCCTAGCAAGAGATGAAGAAGAAAAAAAAGATTGTTTTTCATACCATTTTTTCATATCCTCTGATCCCTTGTTTGCGTTGCATCGCCGGCAACAAGGAAGTAAGTTATGGCGGTTAGAAGAACCAGATTTAAACCTTGGTACAATGTGATCAAGACTTGACGCCGAGTCACCGCAATATCCACATTTGTAATCCCAGGCTTCATATATACTTTGTCTAAAACGTTTTTTGGCAAGCTTTGGAGTTAATTCAACTAGCAGGGCGAGGGGCTCGTGCTCGTTGCAAAACATGCTGTCAATGGCCGTTACCTTATTCTAAACTCACCTCATGGTTGTAAACGATTGCCATACTGATCAATCATTGTGAAATTTTGTACCTCAATCCGATCTGTTGCAAAGTTGAACAAGCGTTGCAACATCGGATACACAGATAATGATTGGCAGTTGTAAGGAGGCACATCCATCCTTGACAGTGATTCCCTGGCAAGCCTATCTTTTTTAATGGCGTCTATTTCACTATCTGTCTTTGCCACTAGCTGTCTTTCCCATTCAGCCATGCTTTCTATGTCAGTTGGAAAATCAGATGGCTCAGGAGGAAATACTCGATCTGCAAACTTAAGCGAATAGATGTGTTTGCAATAACGCAGCTCGTCTAAAACAGGTGACCATCTGTCTTCAAGAGTTGTCAGCGTAATCTGTGGAATGGAACTGCTATCAAGTGTCTCCGTAACAGATGTGTAATCTGCAAAAGTTGACATACCATCTGCAGACGATCCTTGCGTGCCAAGGTTGTTGGGATTGCGTGTGTAGGTGCCTCCAAAGTCTGCATAAAGTCCTGGGCTGTCCCTCGTCGCATCACGACTGATAACACGATCTGTTGTGACTTGGTTCGTCAAATCAAACGAAGGAGGTGCTGTAATCTCTAGTGTGAGATTGATGGAGGGGTCTACTTGCGCAGGAGTTCTTAAAATACCGTCACGTTTGGTAAGTTCAAAACGGCCTGGTTTAACGGTGGCAATATTAGTGCGTGGAAATAACTTCCTTGGATTCTCCGAAGACACATAGAAGTAGTCCCGCCGTGTAAAGTCTTGGCATGTGCAACTGTATCGTGCACCAGAGTTTAGATAACGTCCTGGAGTAAATCCGATAGGCGAAGGAGTTACAAAGTTTTCATCTGGTGTTGCTTGTACGGAACCCGACTTTCGGAACTTAAGAATACCAGTGGTTTCGTTAATGTCTAGCAAGACTGCGGATACGTAACCATACCGTGTTTGCGTATTGGGATTGATCGTATCAACTTCAATTAACTCACCACCGGAAGCGACAATGCGATCCTCAAACACTTCCGAGATCAAAGGCTTTTGTCCACCAGGGAAAAAGAATGGTGGTGGCAGTGGGTTTGATGGGCTCCAGGTGCCTGTCAGTTTTACGTACCAATAGTTCTTGTCTTCTGTTACTGATTCAACAGATAAGTTACTGGTACTTACAGGGTCGGTGTATAAGTCAGTTCTAATGGCTCCTGCATAGCGCCACAAGCACCAATGCATGCCAAGCTCTCGACTCTTCGTTGGGAAGCCAATAAATGCTCCCTGGATAACAATGGGAGGACTAGGAGCAAATACAACGTCCGGAATGTTGTACTCAAACTCGTATGTAAAGTATTGTCCGTTTGAGTATATTTCGTAGCCTCTACGCCAACGTGCCCATGCCGACTCCCTGTCAATCGTCCAAATTGAACCAGGGAGCGATCCTTTGGAAAACTCCCCTTGAATTGGTTTTACTTCCTTGGGATTAATCTGATCTTTTACCTTGCCAAAGTCACCAAAAGAATTTGTTCTTTGTCCGCCGAAAGAGTTGCCTCTCTTTGACATGATCAGAAGAAACCGCCTTCAGCGTAGACGTGTGCACCTGGGATGTATCCAGATGCGTTAGGACCGTCAGGAAACACGCCTACGTACAAACGGTCGCCACGTTCCAGGTAAATGCCACGGTTGCGTAACGGAGCACCAGCAGAGAGCCCTGAGGCGTTACCAGCGGCTGGGTTGGGTGCCGCAAGTTGTGGCATCACATCAGAACAATCAACTTGTTGTGTGTTGGCGGGAACACGCTTGGCAAGTACAACTTTGTAATCGCCACTCGCTGGGATGGGCTGCGTGGTACCACGGGTCTGATAGACGACAAACGTTACTTCTGGCTGGTACGGACCAACGGTACCGCCGTAAGAAAAACCACTTGCGTCAGGAGTTGCAACACCAGAGTACCGAATGGTTCCCATGGTACCGGTAATTGCCGTCGCACCTGTATAGGTGTAGTACCCAAGACCACTCTCTGCTGCTGGAGTGTTAAGTCCAGTAGCTGTAATGAAAACAGTCTGGCCACTTACCAAACGAATGCGTGTGCCAGTGGTTGTGGAATCAAGGGTGTAGTCAGGATTGCGATAGTAGTCATTACGAACAATAGTGATGGAGTCAACAACGCCACCACTATTATTGTCTTCTTGAAGTGCAGCATCCATATCGACAAGGATCGAAGGAGCTTGGCCGCCTTGCACAAAGAGTGTGTTAGCGGATGCGCTACCAACGGTCTGAGTCGTGACTCGTACCGAATCAAAAAGAGGCCTGTCAACTAACAGGGGCTGCTTATTTGTGTTAGTACTGGCTATTTGACTAAACACCCTGTCTATGCTAATTTGACAGGGGCCTCCAAAAACTTCTCTTATTCTAATGGCAGAAACAACTTTTCAATGTGCTTGCTGCGGTACTTTTTACCAACGGAGCGGAAATACTGCGGCATGGCACAGAAAGCGCTTAAAAGAACGCGGATATGTTTATTGCTCAAAAAATTGTGCATCTTTTAAACATGGCGCAAATAAAAATAAAACACCAGAATACGGTTCATGGTGTGCAATGAAAAACCGTTGCAACAATCCAAGCCATAAAGCTTATGCTAGATACGGTGGACGTGGCATAACTTGTGATATTACGTGGGAAAATTTCAATGTTTTTTTAAAAGATATGGGGGAAAAACCGCACCCTAAAATGGAGTTAGAACGAATTGACAACAATAAAAACTACTGTAAAGAAAACTGTCGTTGGGCAACACATAAAGAGCAAACACGTAATCGAGGAGGAAAACGCGCTACCAGATTATATAGCTTTGAGGGTAAAACAATGTGTATTGCTGATTGGGCAAAAGAAGTGGGTATTTCTCCCCAATCAATGCAAAAACGTCTTAACAATAACTGGCCGCTTGAAAAAGCGTTCTCAAACGAACGTCATGACGGCAAAGGAAGTAGCCATGTAAAGCCTGCCGCTGTCGAAGCCAAGGGTCTACAGCACTAATATCCACCATTATACCTGAGTTTCAATAACCAGGTGTAGATAATGGATTGGTTATAACACCTAGATTCTTGCTCATACCACCTAAGAATTCTGCAAATCGTTGACCTGCATTCTTAGGTTGTGGAGCACTTTGCATGGCTTGCTGCATCAATCTGATATTCATTGCCTCTTCAAGCGTAGGTCCATACACAGGTGCAGAGCCCGCTACTTGTGGTGCTGGGGCTGCGACAGAAGGTTGTCCGCCAACGTCAAGAGGATCTCCTAACACACGTTGTGCGTTAGCGTATAGATCGCCTCCTTTTCTGAAACGTGGCAATGCCCCACGGACAGATGTACCGAAAGAATCCTTTGCTTCTAGAGAAACATTTGGATTGCCGCCAAGGACCGTGGCATATGCACGATCAATACCCATACCTGGTTTAAAACCTCTGTCTTCAAAATACTTCAGAACAGCAGGCATTTGACCAGCCCTTGTTTGAGGACCAGTAATTCCGTATAGTTTTTGTTCGTTTTGTCCAAACTGAATTAAACCTTTGTGCCGTCCTCCTGCGCCCCCTACAATGTTAGGATCCATATTCATCCCTGATTCCAGGGATAAAAATGCGCCGAACTCATAAGGATCTAAGCCAAGGCGCTTAGCTCCTTCAAAGATTGCTTGCCTTTCGTTTGTAGGAAGGATTCCAACTCGTGGTGTGGCCATGGCAATTAGGTCCTTATTCTCCTACCCAATTTGAATCTGCCTTGAGTCCAGGAATAAAAACAGTCTGTACAGCGGCAACAAGACTGATCTTCGTGGCTAAACGCTTGACAAAATTAGGACAGAGAATCATTGGTTTAAAAGCAACAACACTGGCCCCCGTAGATCAAAGATCTGTGTCCAGTAGGTTGGGCTTACATGCTGAGCAATGCCAAAAATCAACGTTTGGTGTATTGGTTTAAAAGGTTTTGGAACTCTTTTGGACTCATGTTTTTAAAACGAGGATCAGCAAAGTTCAGAGGCGGGTCACCTTCTCCACCAATAAAACCAGGGCCTGCGGGATTCAACATGGCGTCTGCCATTGGTACGGCGGGTGTGGGGCCTTGAGTAGCTTGGTTCCAAGTGAATTCAGCTCGCTTTTCCAGGGATGGAAGTTCTTGGATACCAATACCGCGTTGAATGGCATCGTAGCCAACAGCACCTGGTTTTACTTGGGAAGCAAGGCCACCAGGGGCGCCATACTTTGCTGCCCAGATTGCCATGCCTTGGTCACGTACCTTAGCACGCTCATCAGCAATCGCTTGCTTTTGCATGTCAGGGTTAGCTTTCACCATCGCCTCAACCCTGGCACGCTCCCGTTCGTACTCACGGTTTTGTGCAGCGTACGGATCAATAGGTGCGAAAGAACCTGCACCGGAAAAGCCACCCCCTCCACCTTGTGCTGCTCCTGGAGAACGTGGTGCAGTGTCTTGAATAAAACGACCTTGCGTTCCAGGGGCGTTAAGAGAGTTTAAAGTGGCGCTACTTCCAGTTCCATTCAATAATTGCCAACCGTAATCATCGCCACCCCAATAGACAGGTTTACCGTTTAATACGGCTTGCGTGCCGACAGGCCTTGATCCACTGGTCTTACTAGAAGGTCTTGTATTAGGAATAAAAGGAGCAGCTAAAAACCCTAAAGGAGTTGCCATTTCTAATGCGCCACCCCACCCTTTGTTTTCTTGCTCTTTCCCAAACTGTTGGATAGCTTGCGGTGTAATTTGCCCAAAAAATCTATCAACTGCGGGGCCAACTCTGTTTAATGCGCCTTCGATTTGATCAGTAGCGGCAATTCCAACTCCCAAAGCACCGCCACCAACAACTGCAGTGCCCCCTACAGCATAAGGAGAAACCCCTTTTGTTGCTACTCTTGCCGGAGGTGAGGGTAGTCCAGGGGCTTGTACGGGTCTACCCGGAAAACTCCGAAGAGGTTGAGTCGGAGTAAATCTAGTTGGAAGATCACGAGGTCCCAACTTTCCTACAGACCTATTAAGAACAGGTGCGATTAAATCACCGCCCTTTTTCTTCATTGCTTGTTGCAATAACTGCTGTATAAAATTGGGCATACTTACCTCCAAACCTCATGTAAATAAATGCGTGAACCAACAGCAGTGTCGGCAGGACCAGGTAATGCCTGGATGAATTCAGCACCAGAACGTTCGTAACGATAACGAGCCTGGAACGGATCTTTGTAGTTTGGAACGTAAAGAATCTGCGCAAGTCGATTGGTTTCGTAGAGATAAATCTCGTCCCAAACCTTCAAAGATTCCCTGGCATTGCTGGAGCGAATCGTACGATCCACATCACCAACGATGTTTTCAATACGAGTAGAAGGCGAAGTAGCAACTTCGGTTTTCTTCTCGGCAGTATCGCAACGACCAAGTTGAATAATAACTTTGTCGTAGAAGTATGAATCTGGGATAGTATTCATAGCTTCTTCAAGTCGGCTGTAGTCTCCTGCAGGCACAGTAACTGTAAAGTATCCTAAATGATACCTCACCCTACTCTTATCAAAATCAGATAAATGCACAGCCGTCGTTCCTGTATACTTATTGTAAAACAAAAAACCCAGTGGAAACCCGTCAACTCAACCCGCTAACCGGAAAGCCTTTTAAGTTTGGAGACGTGCGTGAAGACGGGTTTATTTTCCGACAGTGGGGTAAACTTCGAGCAGACGGCTACAGACAACCCCTTTGGATGTCGCCCGAAGCATTTGCACGTAATCGAAAACAATGCAAAGAACAACAAAGGATAAAAACAAAAGAACTAAGAAAGTGGTTAAACACAGTAAAATTATTCTATGGATGTGCTGTATGTGGTTACAATAAAATTGCGGAAGGTTTAGATTTTGACCACCTTGAAAATAAAAAATTTAATATAGGCGGAGAAGTAAAAACTAGCAAAGAACGCTTACTTAAAGAAATACAAAAATGCCAAATACTTTGCGGCACATGCCATAATATTAAAACGCGCGCACCAATTAGTTATTGCACGCTTCGCAAAAAAGATAATGAAGAAAAACCAATTGATATATTTTTGTTTTTAGAACACGAGAAACGCATATGATTACACATTCATTGGGTTTTGTAGAACTCCTAGGCCTCCCATTGCTTGCATCATTTGTTCCATCGTTGCACGATGATCTGTGCGTTGTGGGGGATTAAGTAATTGTTGCATCATTGTTGTTTGCATTTGATCTTGCATATAACGTTTCAAAAAATCTTGTCGTGTTTCTGCAGTATTTGCATCAGTAGTAGCGCCTGGACTAACAACTTGACCAGTGGGAATTAAGACTTCAGTTTCTGTTTCAGGGCGATCAACGTTACCATGGCCAACGCGGAATACAACCTTACCACTAGGATCTAAAGCCTCAGAAAAATATCCATATCCTCCACCACTACCGCGACGAATCTTGCCGCCTGCAATGCCAGGTATGTAAATAGATGCGTCTTCTACAGCACCTTTATCAAACCTGCTTTTACCTTTAAAAGGTACATAGAAATCAAAAGAATCAAATCCAGGACTTTGACTATGAGCGTGCGCTGCTGCTGCTCTTTCTAGTAAATCAATTTTATCTGATAGATCTGCTGCTGTATTCCACCTCCTTCCAGCCACTGCGTTGTTTGAGAATTCTATTACGCGCCCATGAGAACCGTATTGGTTTGCCAATGCATCCATTGCTTTGACTTTCTCAATAGCAGGGAGCGACTTTAACGCTTTCCAATCAATGTGATAGGGAGAGCTGCCACCAATTTTATCACTAGGTCCTGTATATCCACTGCGATTAACAGAGTATGCCATGTTGTTTTATTTCTTATTTTACGAGCAAAAAACCCCCGGTTTCCCAGGGGCTAGATAGGAGATGAGTATCAAACTCTGATCAAGTCTGCTGCTAAAACCGCGTCCCAATCAACCCGTTTAATTTGCTTTAACTGTTCAAGATTGTTAAACCTTTCACCCGATAAGGACATCTGAAGATCTTTAATTTCTCGAGCTGTTTTCAATCCGATACCCTTAATATGATCAGCGATCATTTGTGGGGTAGCGCCATTGATGTTAAGGCGTGTGTCCGGGGGGAAAGTACGTGGTTCTTCCTGCGATGCTTTATCTTTCACACGAAGAGTTTTTACTTTCTTCGTGGCTTCTTCATCAGGTGTGAGTTCAGTTTTGTAAGCGGTGTAAAGGCGACCGTCCTGGTCTTTGACCATGAACCAATCGCCTTGATCCCATTCGCTTACAATCTCAACACGTGCACCTGTCTTTTTATGCTGATAAAGCATATCTGCAGTTGGTGTAGACATAAGACCAGTTGTTCACTGGTCTTAGTTTAACCTAATCAGCTAACAACGCGACCAGTGAGGTACATGTCAATATCTTCGTAACCAGGTGCAACATCAGGTTGGATGTAGCACACTTCCACAACCAGGTAACCAGCGCGGCTGGCGGCACTGTCAGCGGCAGAAATGTAGAAACCACCGGAAGTCGTGGTGCTATTGGCGGTTTCCTTAGCGAACACACGCATGGTAGTAGCAGCGGTCACCGGATAGTTCACCACAGCACCAGAAACACCAGCAGCGCCGGTAGCAGTCAGGAAGGGGTTGAAGCCATAACCGGCAGTACCACCAGCAAAGTAGATTTCGCCGGCTTGGGTACCAGAGACGGTGGAGGTCAGGTTAGCCTGAATCACAGCCTCACCAACGCCCGAAGCAGCAGTGGGGCTACCACCATTGCTACGACCGAAAGAAATCACGTTGCCAGTTGCAGCATACACACCAGAAGCAACGGTGCCATCCCAACCGGAAGCCACGGAAATCGCAGTGCGATACACGTATGCAGGAAGGGTGGAGTCACCAGAGATCACCATGCCAGTGATGTTGGGACGAGTGTCGTCTTGGCGGTAAGGCGAAGGAACGATCACATCAGCGTTAGTGGTCACGGCAAGAGCGCCGGTGCCACCAGAAATGCCTACAACAGGCACATAACCACGCTGCTGGAAGTAACGGTAGCCAGGAGTAGCAAGCACCGAAGTAGGGCCTGCGTTGGAACCGGTGTCAGTACCAGCGGCGTTAGGGTTGATATTACGATACCAACCGTTGAGTGCATTATTCCAGTTACCTGGATAAATCTTTTTAGCCGTTAAATAAGTCATCTATCTTTCCAGATATGTTTGTTGTTATCAGATGTTGCCGTCATCTTGGATGAAGCTGAACGCAGTGGTGATGAAATCGGTGTTAAGGATTTCGAAACCAGCGTAAAGTTGCCAGATCAGAATGATGAAGCGGCTGAAGTCGTCGTTGTTGTTGATCAGCACCTGAGCATTCGGGCCGCCGATACCAACGCCAACAGCTTGAGGACCGAAGAAGTAACCTTGGGCCACTTCACGAGAAGCATAGGTACCACCAGTGCCATCGAAGGAAGCACTGATGCTCTTGCTTGGGAAGTTGGTCGATTCGAAGAACTTCACACCTTCGAACTGAACGCCGGTTGGCATTACAGGTTCACCAGCCAGGAAGTAACCTTGACCAGCCTGGGGACCCATGTAGAAGCTGGCGTTGTTAGGCATCATGGGATTACCCATGTACATGCCTTGACCAGGGTTACCAGCGTAACGAGCGATCTCACGGAAGTCAGGATCACGACGCAGGTGCATCATGAAGACGGGATCGCAGATGCAACGATACAGACCATCAGAGAAGGTCGGAACGTTACGCTTACGCAGGTCCTTAACAACGTTCAGCAGGTCGGTACGAACCTGGAATTGCTGAACATCAGCAGTGTACTCAGTGGCGGTGTAAGCAATACGACCAGAGGAATCTTTGGTCTTACCACCAGCAAAGTAGTAACCACCTTGCGAAGTAGAGGCGGCACCATTGGCTTCAGCTTTGGCGAGTTCATCAAGGAACACGCGGTCACGCCAACGGCGATAGTCGTCGAGCAGCGTCAAGCTACCGATCGACTGGTGGAACATGTTAAGGTTGCCGGAATCCAGAAGAAGGCGCTGTGCCGTAATCAGGGTTTCACGAGCAATCTTGAAGGTCGAAGGTTGAGTAGGATCACCCGGGTCCGCAGGACCGGTGTATTCCTTCAGCACAACAAGCACTTTCTCTTTGGTGATGTTGCGGCTGTTGGCAGTACCGATAGTCTGGTCGGACACACGCTCACGGCTGTCCTTGGTACCAGGGGTACCCCAGAACTTATAGCGATCTAACTGAACGGTTTGACCAGGCTGCCGAGTGAAGTCATGAACGACCACAGGCTCGACTGCCATTTCTGCGATGTACGCAGGGTGGGGACGATAAAGCTCCGCACCTAAAATCTTGGGAAAGTCATTATCAATAAACACTTTGTTTCATCCTCCGTGTGATCGTCTAGGAAGTGTTTTTATCGGGTAAAAGATTCAGACATTTCCATGTCTTATCTATTAGAAATTTTAGCAGTTAGTAATTTAGTGATTACATATACTGCAAGGTTGGCGTCGTATTGCGTGCCAGTAAGGTATTACTGGATCCATAACCCTCTGGATCCTTACCCTGAACAACGTTCATAACACCACCACCAATCGTGCCACCAAGTGCACCTGCACCAAGAACACCAATTCCAGTACCAAGTGCAAACTCAGCTTTAGGACTAGTAGAACCAGCCTTAACAAGTCTGCTCATGTAACCTGGCCCAAGAGTTGCCCCTACTCCTGCACCTAAAGCACCGGCGCCTAACGCTTCCGCAATTAGACGACCGGGACTTTTTTCTTGTGCTTGACCGGTAACAACGTTTCCAAGAGTGGCAAGACCAGCGGCGGCGGCACCTGCACCAAGAGTCGACAATGCTGGGTTCATTGCTGCATTTGTTAATGCCGCCTTACCCCTTGCGAGTAATGGATCAAACTTACCGGCCAGTTTCATTGCCTCACTCCATTACAAACAATTTGTTTGCAACGACTTGAGGTTGGGCTTGATTCAGTAAACGCCAAGCATTTGTGGGGTCCACATCCATTTGGCTCTTAAAGCTGCCCCAGAAATTTTCAGGACGTTGAGGAGCAGATGCAGAAGGAGGTGCTGGCATGTACGGATTAATAGCTCCCACTGGTGCGGTGCGATAGCCAGGAGTCTCAAGTTCGGACTCACTTTCGTACACAGGGCATGGACCTTCAGGACCAAAGAACTGCAAGGTGTAATCGCTGAGAACATCAGGGTTCGTCAGGATTTCGTTATATGCAAGGTTCTCTTGGTGCTCGTTAACGGCAAAGTTTGCGTAACCGTTTAACAGTTGCAGTGCTTGTTCGTTCTCAACACGCTCGTTAACTGCAAAACTTGCATAATCAGTTAACAGACCTTGTGCTTGTTGGCCCCATGCAACAGCACTATCAAGCATACCCTCGAGATTAAGGGCATATTGATTGAGAATTGCTGGAGCTTCCCAGCCGTAGTTATTTACGACGAACCGGCTTTCGTTGCTTAGGTTCAGACGATCCGCTACTGCTTGGCTCAACTCCTGGCTTACGTCCGGAGAGGAGGGAATCGAAGAAGTTTGGGAATAATTGGGCGAGTATGTCTGGTTGGCTTGCCAAGTCTGCGGAACCGATTGATACGTACCCTGGCCGTTGACCTGTCCGTAATTGGCCGGACTGTAGGTCGTCGGTGCTGATGGTTGACCCTGGAACGGGGATTGAACTGGGCTGCTCAGAAGGCCCACCACCTTGTTGAACGCCGATTCCCATGGATTGCCCGTCGTCTCCGATTGGGATTGGGGGGCGTATTGAGACGGGTTTGATTGGTAATTGGGGGCCGCCTGTGGTACTGCTTGGGGGTAGCTCGTACCCACCTGATACGGGGCTGGTTGTCCCACTGGAGCTGTCGGTGCTGCTTGGTAGCTCGGCACCACGTAGCTGCTTGGAGCCACCGCTGCCGGAACTTGGCTCGTCTGTGGGATCGATTGGACGGTAGCGTCCTGCATAGCTCATCTCCTTTTGTAAAGCTTCTAAAGTTCGATACAGATATGGCGTTAAATCCAATCTTGGATCCGCAGCCATCGGAAGATCCGGTGCTTGCGGGTGAGGAGTCTGCATCATGCCCCCCACTAGTTTAGAAAATGCAGCGTATGCACCCTGCAATTCGTTCACCATCCTGAACGGAAAGCCGGATAGCATTTCCGCTCTTTCCTCATCTGTTTTAGATGGGAAAAGATATTTCAGTGCTTCAATGCTATCAACCCCTAACTCTTGAAGGTTTCTTACAACAATTGAGTTGTTAAGAATATCTTGCGTCGAGTCCTCATAAACAGGGCCTAGCCAGCGCCACAGAACTGTTATGTCTCCGTCTGGAATTAACCCCACCACATTAGGCGGAATCATCTGTGTTTCGATGCACGCCATCATGATTTGCTTGAGCTTTTGCTCGTACATTTGCATGGCTTGCTTGTACATCTCTTGTTGTTCAGGAGGTGCTCCAGGTTCAAGTGCAACTGGCTTCTCAAGTTTTGCAGCTTGAGCTAACGTTGCTTTAAAGATTTGTTCTTCTTGGTAGATGATTAATTCAAAGCACCGACAAATACCATGCTCATAAATTGCGTTTGCTTTCTTCTTGGTTGTTGCCGCAACACGACCAAACAGTGATTTGTATTCAGTAGCGGTAACGCCTGCGGAAATAGAAAGTTCGTCAACGCCACCAAGGGCAGTACGAATCTCTTCTCGGTATTGACGACCAAATGCATTTTGGTCTCCGGTGATTGCATCTGGAACAATGTAGCCAACGCGATCGTTTGGTTCCAGGTTTGCAATGACGCGTGGCACTCTGATCTGTGCTTCCATGCCACGACTGACGGGATCTGCCTTGAACATGGATGCACTCATGGGGGATTGGCTAGCAAACCCTGAGTTAGCGGCAATCGAAGGACGCTGGATCGCCATGTCACCACCGGACTCCATGAGGTCGGTTTTGGGACGTGATGACAACAGCGTTGGGTTGCCAAAGAACGTGATGTTCTTACGCATCGTACGCATCAATTCATCGTGCGTACAAATGGCATTGGCTAGTGCATCAAAGTCACCATGTCCTTCTGCGGAAAATCCCTGAGGATTGTTAGTGATTTCAACACATGGAATGAAGTTGAGTGTGTTTGGGAACTTCTTGGTATCACCCGTTAAGGTGTACGTGGGCATGTCAAAGTTAAGTTCAGATTCAGAATGAGTCTCTTCAATTGAATCTGCTTTGATTGACAAACGAATATATCTTTTTGCTCCGGGGCTATAAGCATTGTTAACACCGGGGGTATTGGTAAGACTCTTCATCTGGATGTCACCAAAGCCATTCATGGCCTTGCGCACCTTATAGCTGTAGATGATTACAACTTCGTCCAGTTCGCCATCAACGTTGTAATAGGAACGATATTCGTGTTTACGGAAATAATACAGACGGTAATTGTTCTTAGTAGGACGGATGTAAAAAAGTCCTTGGCCATCACAGATGAAATACTCCCAAATGGAATCAAGTCTCGTATCAAGTTTGTTGTATTTGCAAACGCGATCAAGAAAATCTTTACGCTGTGAACCGAAGTTATCTTGGGATGGGAAGAATTCAACCCCTTGGCGAATACCAAAGAGTTTCATCTGTGCAATATGGGACGCAACAATGCCTGTGTCTACAACAACGCCACTATCTCGATCAAGATAAGCGTTGACAATTTCTTGAAGTCTGGCTTTAGCGTCCGCCATTATTTGCTTTGGTTATTGAGTAATACTAGCAGGTTTTAAGAAACCGTCATATTCGAAAAACCTGCGGGTAAAGTGCCGCGATAAAACGTTGCGTTTGCTGCGTTTGCACCGTTGGGTAGATAGCTCATCGCCGCACCATTCCCTGGGGCACTTGGGTCATAACGCCCACCCATCTGCGCCATAGCGCCGTAAAGATTGCTGGAACCAAACGGACTACCTGCCATTGGAAGCTGAGGGAATCCTGGGGCTCCTGGCATTGGCTGCGGTTGCCCTGGGCCATAGAC